GCTCGGTATACCAATACCCAAAACAAGGCTCATCAAACCCAAGTTCTTTTAGTGCTAATGCTTCTTGGTAGAGTACAAATTCTTTGTCCAAACTACTTTGTTTATTGTTGCTCATTTGTTACCTCCTTGTATTTTATCTCTCATCCATTTTGCGCCACAATAAAAGGCAAGTCTATCATTTGCCCTGTTAGCATATTCAGAATCAGGAAATTGTAATAATCTCTCTTCTCGTATATCCTCGTCACTTGGTAGTTGAATGGGGATTAATGAATCAATTAAATCTTGATTCTCTTTTAATACCTTTCTGTTGCTGTGGATTTGATACTTGCCTAATGCTAACAACATTACTGTGTGCATCTGTTCTTCTGTGTATAGTTTCATATTTTGTTTATTGTTGCTCATTTGTTATTTCGTTATAGTTATCCATTTCCCATTGCTCCTCCATTGCATTGTAGTCCATGATATGTTGCTCATTATTTTCTAATTCTTCTAATTGATATGTTTCATAAGCATAGTAAAAGTTATCTTGGTTCCAGCGAATAACTGGGTTCTCATTACTGCGGTACATCTGTTTGAAAGTTTCTATGGGAGAATCCTCTTGAATTGAATCACGAACAGCCAATGCAAATTGCAAATTGGACTGATTGATTTCATCATAGGTACAATCTACACCAAATGCCATGGCTTCATCCATCTCAGAAATAATCATGTCTGAGTAAATACCAAGCAAGCCATGTCTCTCAAAGAAGAAGTTGGCAAAACACCAAATGCCCACTAACTTTTTATTCTTTAGAATATCAACGTGAGTGCTGTTAATTACAACTTTGCCATGACCGAATAAACCTCCATGGAATCCATGACCAAGCATGATAATAGTATCATGCATTTGAATAGCCTCTCGTAACATATAGTCAGAGGTATTATGATTTACGACTGTGCAGTCTAAGTTTTGATAAACGACTTTTAAAAAGTCAGTAGTGTTGTCCGTAGGATGAATAACGAGGATGCTGTTTTTACTTTTCATTTTTAGATATTAATACTTTTATTAGGGTGTAGGTCAGTCCGAGGGATAGCCAAGCGTAGAGTAACACTACGCCCAGCAGAAACCAAACAAACAAATAGTCTAATATGAACTTCAGTGTAGTCATACTTAAGAAGTAATTGTTTCTTGAATGGTGTATTCCAAACGAGAAGGAATGGGGTTGTTGTCTTCCCACTTTGTGAGTATTTCAACCATTTCTCTAAAGTGAGAATCGTAATGTAGGAGATGTTCTGAAACATAGGTAAGGAAAATCTTCCGTTCCATGTCATCCATTTGTTTAAAAGTTTTCTCAAGAGAAACTTGCTTTTGTATTTTTCTAGCCATTGCATTTGTTTAAATAAGTAGTTTAAAAACCCCCTCCCGAAGGAGGGGGGAAATCATGAATTAACCAATCGACATCACGGTCTTAGCAGTTCTTTCATCCAGCCACTTTATGATTGTATCATAAGCGACATTGTTCATATCGTGACCACCACCAGTCATTAGATAAGCTTGCTTCTTTGAAGCTTCTGCAGGAGCAGACATGTGGTTGGTGTATCGAGTCACGGCATTGAACAAGCCCCAAACTGTGTCACCCTCTAGGTCACGTTCGATGTTGTAGGCTTGAGCAAACTGATGTATTTGGTTGGCTCTACGAGTTGAGATTTCATCTCTGGTTGTATTGGCAACATCAACTTTGAAAAGTTTGTTGATGACAGCCTGAACTACGTTCTCGTCGGGTCTCAGTTCAGACATACGTTTGAACTTGTCAAACATAAGTTTGTCTTCGTTGATGGTGTTTTGAAATTGCTCGATAGCAAACTCAATCCTAGCCTTTGCACTTTCAGTATGACGGAATCTCTCAGACTCTTTGTAAGCACGATGGAAAGTGTTTTGGCAGATAACCACAGTGTTGGTAGAACCAAAGGAGATCGATGATGAACCATCATGAGAATTAAGTACGGTCACCCATCGGTTAACCCCGGACTTACCAACGTATTCATCAGGTAACTGAGCCTGAAGGTAAACCTTGGCACCACCATTTAGTTCACCACCTCGGTCAGTAACAATACCGATACCATCGGTAGCACGAACAATTGTGTCGGCTAGTTCCCAGTTTTGAAACACACGATAGCGTTCTTTGACAGTACCAAAGCACTGAGTTGGAACAGTGTACTCTTCAGTAGGGTATTTAAAAATACCATAGAAAGGAGTCTCGGAACCTGTTCCGTGAAATAACTTTTCTTTCTTGACCTCCCAGTTGAGACCAGTTCTCTCGAGCAGATTCATTGTTCTCTCGAAGTTGTCGATGTTTAAGTCCATTGTTGAATTCGTGTTGATTTGATTAGAGTTTTTCATGTTTTTCTTTGATTAGATTGTGTAATAATTGTTAATTGGTTTTGCGAAGTAAAGTGATGTTTGTGTAATTTCCAAATTTATTTTTCCATTAGGAATGCTTTCGGTGTATTAGCGGACAAGGTTAGCATAACCTTTTTACCTGAGACGAAAGGTTCAAAATTCACAACAAATGTTTCATACTTGTATGGGTTGTAATAGATTTCAGGAAAATAAGTATGACCATAAATTCGGCAATCCATTTTTGTGTATTTTGAGCAAAGTAAAAATGCGTGCACATTCTTTTGTTTTTCTTTGACAACCTTTTTACGACCAGCCTCAGATACTTTGGCTTCAACGTCATAAAGATATGCATCAGTTAAATGTTCATGTAACCGATAGCCTTTCTTCTCAGGTATGTACTTCAGTACACTGAAGCAGTTCTTGTGAAGATTGCGGTATATTTTATATCTTTTCATAGAAGTTCTTCTGAGTCAAAAAACGCTAAGATGCAGTCGTACAATGGCATTGTATCCACGTTGAAAGCACTCTTCTCGAATTCTCTCCACTTGTCGGGGATCAAATCCCATTGTTCGTCATATGGCAACTCAGCAAAGCTGTCATCTTTCTCAGCCCAAAGTTGGCTGAATAAGTATTGTTCATAGTCTATTTTCATAGAGTCTAAATTAGGTAAATTTTTACTACCAGTAATAAGATTGCTGAATAAATTCATGACATCTCCAAGAGCATACTGCTCTTCAGAACCACCTGCTTCTTCAAGTAAATCATAGATGGTAGTTAACTGCTGAAGCAGATACTTAAAACGAAGTTTTGCTTCGGTCTCAGATTGATAGACGTTGCCGTCATTAAGAAGTGCGGATAAATTAGTTAGTCTCATGTTCTAAGGTTTCTAAAAGTTCTGTGATTTTATCTATTGCATGGTCAAATCTATCGAATAGATAGATATCAGCATCAGCGAATCCATCCTGTTCATCTATGAGAACAGCGTACTGGTTGGTCTCCATCTCATGCTGACGAATTGAATTGGGCAAGTACATTTTAACTAGTCCATTGATTAGTACCGAAGGTACCTCATCGTTAAGGTAGGTGACATCTTCTACTTTGTCAAAGTTGTCTGATAGTTCTTGAATAACTGCTTTGGGGCGTTCAACCCAAAAGTAGTGGCGGTCGAGTGATTCTAAATCGAATTGAGTCATGATTATTTATTCTTTGATTGGTTAAACAATGTCCAAGATAAACTCTCTTCAGAGTTTAAGTCGCAAGCAATCTCGATGTTGTTGAAATGAGTCCAACATTCATCAGCCATAGGTGTAGGCTTTTCAAAAGATTCTGCGATGTCTTGTTTGTAGATGTGTTGTCTGATGACCTTGATATCGTCCAAGACCATAGCAAGTCGGTGTTCGAGTTGTTGAATTTTGTCCATGATTTTTGTTGGTTTTATCTATTGTCTCTTTGAGTATACCCCCCATATAAAATGGGGTGTACTCAAAGATGACATAGATAATGTAGTTGATTTTAGTCGTTGATTCGGTAGGCGTTTCCCTCAAATTTAGCAAACATAATATCAGTACAATGATTCCACTCAGTGTAATAGAATATACCATTCTCATAGTATTTTTCTCTGAGTTCGTCATCAGTTAGCTCGTTGTCAATCTCTGGCTCTTGAACCTCTCGTCTTAGCCATGAGATTAATTCTTCTTCAGTTGAGATATAAAGGTCATTTGCAGTAAACCAACCTTCATTCATCAACTCTCCTGTAAAGGAACACTGCCTTGCAAAGAACTCTGTTGTATGGCTACACATGAACTTATACTTGTCATAGATTTTATCTCTGACTATGTTGATTTCCGTAGGATCGAATTGTAACGAGTCGTTGTGACTGAAAGCATCCTTGTAGTACGGAGTAGTAAGACTTAGTTTTACTAATTCTGTTTCAATATCTTCTCGAACTCTATCGAAGATAGTAAAGGATTCGATTTCATGGTCTTTTAAACCTGCTTCTTTGAGTTTTGTATTAAGACTATAAAAAAGTCTAGAGAAAATAATACCAACCTGATGGTTGATTTGTTCGTTGAATCTATATAGTTTCATGATTTTGTTGTTCGATTAAGTCGTTGATGAATTGAATAATGATGTTGTCGTTGGCTAAAAAGAATTTGTTCATGGCTTTTTCGTCTTTGTCAAAATCTAAGATTGACCAATGAAGACAATTAAAGCCTACGGCTTGGGCTTCCGATGCAACTGCTTCGTCGATATGATGTTTAGACATCTCCTCAGTAACAAAGCAGCGTTGTTCTGCAGCCATCTTTTCTAATGAGGGCAAAGCCGCCATGTAAAGTTCCTCGTTTCTAAAGGTAGCCACTAACTCTGAGTGACTACCAATCTCTGATTGAAAATATACTTTTACCATAGATTAAGTTGTAAAGAAAAGTTCTCCGTTGTTGCGATAGTAGCGTTCGACTGATTGTTCTACAATGGTAACCATGTTACCACTTTCGAGACCATCGATGTAATACTGAGCATACTCATCGTTACTTTGTTTAAGTTCTTCTATGACTGAATCACTATTAACTTTGGTACAGCCATAAATTGGGGTGTGAGTAAAGGCAATTCTGATGTGAGGATTGCTGATTAGTTTGCGGTAGTGTCCTGTAGGTGCTTTCATGTCTTAGATTGATTTTGATAGGTTAAAGTTTCCGATTGGTTGTTTGTTAAATTCTACGATTGTGATGGTGTTTATCATGCGGTATTCTCTCTTGTCAAGATCCAATACTACACGATAGCCCATGTCTTTTGGCTTGTACTTCATGCCAACTCCTTTGATGGTTTGGCAGTTGCCGTTTTTATCTATGTACTTTCGTACACCAGTTCTTCCACGGAGAGTTCTAACCTCTCCGTTTTGTTTTACAAACTTGCAAGAAAAGAACTTGCCTGAGTCAATGATTTCGAGTGCTTTTGTTTTGGTTATCATGATTTTAGTCTTGTCTATTGAGTGAGTTAATCCATTGTTCTGCTCTGCATTCAATCTCCGATTGAGATAGTTCTACTGAACAGCAGTTAAGTTCAAGGTACAAAGTACCATAGGAGATGTCGGTTGAAAAGCCGAGTGATTCAAACCATGCTCTAGCATTCTCTAGAGTTTCTTCGCTTAATTCTTTTTGAAGTAACATATTTTTCTATGATTAAAAGTTGTGTATTACGAAACCTGATGTATCTTTTAAGGCTTTGCCTTTTGCTCTGAGACCCAAGATTGTACCTAAAGGTACATCAAGCATCAAATCGTCTCGAGAGTCACCGTCAACTACTTGCATACCTTTGTAAAACTCTGGCAAAGGTTGATCTTTCTTGACAGCGAAAACAGCAGCACCAACGGCTAACTTGTTACCAACAAGCCATTCAAAGTTTTCCCAATTATCTTCCGATAAACTGAATGCAACTTGATAACGATGACCACTCTTAAGAGTGTAGTTACCTGCTTTTTTCGGAATCTTTGTGTAGTCGTAGAAAACTACGTTTTGAGGGATGTGGTCTCCGTAAGCAGTAACTAACTGCTCAACTAACTTGATATCCGAAGTGCCATTGAGACGGATAGCCAAAGGCTCATTTAATTTCTTGAGATGTTTTGCAGTACGAACAATTTCGTCAGCAGTCTGAAGCAAGAAACTAAACCTATCTTGTAGATAGTAGTGAGTTCGGTTAAGTCTTGCGGCTTTTACATTAGCATAGACACCCATGCCGGCAGTAAATAGACAAGACTTGCGACATCCTTCGGATGAAAAAGGACAAAGATTAACGCCAAGTTCGTTTTGTTGTTCGGGAGCAAGATATAAAATCTTGGTAACACGGACGTTTTTCTTTGTCTTTGAGTTTGATTTGCCGTCAGACAAAATAGATTTTGGAATGGTGTAAGCAACTTGATTTTGCATGATGTTTTGTTGGTTGTTTTGTTGGTTGATTTTTGATTGTTTTAACATATCCCTTTTATGTATACCCTTCATAAAATCAGGGTATACATAAAAGGGATATATTAAGTTGGTTGGTTTTTGGTTAGAAATCAGCGGTAAATTGACAACTTCCGTTTTCCATGATTGCATCTCGAATCTGATAACCCAAGAGCAAGTCAGCGTACTCAGACAAAGATTCTCTTGATATACCATTTTGAGCCAATCTTTCTTCAGTGTAGCCGTTGTTGACCTCAAAGAATTTATCTATTTTTTCTTTGAGTTTACCTAAACTATCTTCGATAGCTTTGATTTCTGCTTCAACTTGAGGTAAATCATCAAGTTCATAATAGTACTCCAAGTAATTTGGAGTAACTCCCATTTTACCAAAACGGTCAGCACAATCTGATGATTGTAAACCGAACCAAAATTTACCTTGAATGTCTCCTGAATAATAGCGTCCCATAATTTCTGTGATTTATTTTTTCTTTGATTATTTTTTAGTTGAATAAGTTTCGTAAGGTAAAACATCTACCAATGAGCCGTCCCATGGATAGTCATTGATATATAGTTGACCTTTTCTTGTTGATACTTTTACAAAAGGTAAGCCGTTCAATCGTTCTCTAGTTGTTGCAGTGTTCCAACCTGCGGTTGTTACTGACAAAGTTCTGAGAGGGTCGTTGTAACGATAAGCAATTGCATTTCCAAACAATCGTAAGATTGTAACATTTGGCAGTACTTCAACTTCGGTGTTTGATTCTTTGAATCGTTCAGCATTCATGAATGCTTTGACTGATTTTTCTGTGATTATTCTCATGATTAGATTAATTTAATTGTTTTACGATTTCTTCAATGGCTTTGGGGTTCTGAGCAAAACTATGCTTAAGAACACTATACAATGACTCTATGAGTCCACTTTCATGATGGTCAGAGCCGTAGAAACTCCAAACGGACTCAGTATCTTCTATCTCTGATTCATTGACTGTGAAACCATAGCATTCACCTCTAGCATAATAACCATAGGTATTAAGTTCTGATTGAGCAACTTTTCGGAAGTCTTCTATTGATTCATCATTGGATACAATGAATCCAACTTGACCCGAATCCCATTTGTCCATGAAGTCACTCAAAGAAAAATATATATCTCCATGATGAAGCATATAAACCGAAATCACATGCTTGAATTTTGACTGCAAGTCAAGTTGCATTTCACTCCAAGAATTAAAAAACTCATTGTAGTTTGAAATACCTGTTTCATTTGGCAGTTTGAAAAGTTTATGGAACATAACAAACTGAGTTAAGTTGGTATCCATTCTTGGATTTTCTGGGCTGTCATCATAAATGATGTCAACAGTGATGTTACCGTAGGTAATTGATTGGTCTTTCATGATTAGATTAGATTAAATTCTGATTTGATTTGATTTTTGATTTGGTTGTAATGAGTTGGTAGCATTTCTTCAACATGATTCAAGATTTCATCTTGGTGAACAAGTCGATGAGCCAGTTCTTTCTTTGATCTTTGGTCTTTGAGACTGATTGCATACAATTTTGTTGTAATGCCTACAAAATCGGAAGTAATGTAGTGACAAGGTTGGATTTCAAGTGTAAACTTGGTTTCAATAAATACTATCATAGTTTTTCTTTGATTATTCAAAATAAGATAATTTTGGTCTTGGAGTAAACTCTTTGTTGCCGTTGTAGAGTCGTTTGTTTGCTGAGATGTCCATCTCATCAAAGATTTGATTCATAGAATTAATGTACTGAACAAAGAAGTTAGGGTGAAACATGGAGTTTTTTGCCTCTTGGCTTGCTGCCCATTCGGGCAACTGCTCACTTAATTCTTTGATGTCTTTCTCTAATCTATCGATTAAATAGCCTTGAAACATTGGATGCAAATTTTTGATTCCATCAACTAGGATTTGGTTGGAGGTTTTTACTTTTTTAGTCATGATTTTTCTGTGATTATGTGATTGTTTTGTGGTTTGTTTTGGGGTTTCGGAGTCTTATTAACTCTCTCTAATCTTTTGTATAACCCTTCGTAAGAACTCAGGGTATATACAAAAGAAGAGAGAGTAAAGAGCATTAGAATTTTCGGTTGTCAAGGAAGTATTGCAACTCTTCGGCAGTCATGCGAGTCATCTTCTTGAACTTTTCATTAGAATTCCAACTGAAGCCGTCATTTATCATATCGACTATAGTCGTATAATGATAAACATAGCCGTCGGATTTGCCGTCAATCATAAGACAATAGTCTTCTAATTGAGGAATAAATTCAACCTTTGGTTGTGGACGATCGATTCTTTCAAAGTTTCTCATCATGTTGTCAACTTGTGCTTGTATACTCATAACTTAGATTGCTTGTACTTCAAAACCCATTAACAATTTACCATCAACAAGGAAAGGACGATAGTCTGAATGCTCTGCATTCATCATGTCATCTAAATCATAGAAATGAGAAGAAAATGCTACTTTTTCCTCTGGAAATGCTACGATGATAGGGAAGCAGTCACCATGGATTGGATGTTCTAGGAATTCAATCTTTTGATTGTGTTCATTTACCATAGTTGCATAAACTGTGGCTTTCATTTCAGCCATAAGGCTGTAGTACTTTTGTGGTGTTGGTTTGTTTTTCATTAGATTTATTTTTACTTATTCTTTGATTGTTCTAGTGATACGATTAGGAAAGAAACACTAAGTGTTGATGAAACTGCTAACGATGCAATATCTTTTAGATAAGCACAGAAAATGGCACAGCCAAAAAAGAGGATTGCGAAAATTAAACTTGCTAAAAAGTCTTTGTCTTTGATATTATTCATGATTTTTCTTTGATTAATAAGATTCGGTTCGGTTAAGCATAACTTTGGAAACATAAAAGTCTTGCCAAAAAGGATAGTCATAATCGGGGTGCTTTTTTGTTTCTAAATCAATTAGATAACGCTTGTAATTTTCTGCCAACTCTTCACTAGTGAAGGCACCTTCAAACTCATGGTGGTAATCGTCAAACGGCATTACTTGGAAAACGAGGTAAACATACTTTGCAGACATATTTTTCATTAGATTTATTTTTCTTTGATTAGATTAGATATTGGATGTTCGCTGATTAGAAAGTCTAAGTGCAAATTCAAGTCTTTGATATCTTTTTCTGTGACTATTCCATGCACTAAATAAACAGGTTGATTAGGGTCAATTTCCTCTCCATCTAACGATGGAACAGGATCGGTTAGTTCGTACTGAAAGTACTCTCCTTTTGCCAAGATATTTAATTCTAAGACAAAGTCTAAGACTTCTGTTTCAGTGCCGTGAATGTAGGTTTCTACATAGTAGAGTGGAATTTCGGTGTTTTTCATTAGATTTATTTTTTCTTTGAGTGATTTAATGGTTAGATAAAAAGCCCTCAATTAAGAGGGCTTTCAATTGTTTCGGTGATTGACTTGCAATAGTAGAACATTTCTTCAATTAGTCTAACGACTAATGAAGAGCCGTTTCTAACATCTTCGATGTTGTTTTGTAGCAAATCGTAGATGATTTCAACCTTTGGTTGTAGGATTTCAGTATGCATGTCTTCTTCATAGATTTTACCATAGATTTTGCGAAGAGCAAAGATATCCATGACGAAATCTCTAAAGATTTCTTCATCAGTGAGGATTTCATAATCCATGAAGTTACTTCTAGCATTAATTAACCTTTGGTTAAATTCTACGAAAGCCGTTGTGAAAAGTGTGCTGTACTTTGAGAATAACATAGTCTTTTTTGATTAGATTTTTTCTTTGATTAGTTAATTTTTTGTAAAAACATGGAGGTTATTTAACCTCCATGATGTGCTTTTTCCAAGAGCCAAGTTCAAAAGCATCTTTGTGAGAAATCGTAGATTTCTTTTCACGCTTAGGAGACAAAGTCTTCATGAACGCCTCCAAGAGACTGATTTGGCTGCTTTCAACCTTTGGTTGTTTCTTGGCAACCTTTGGTTGACTTGGAGTGACAACTTTTACTGCCTCAACCTTTGGTTGAGTAGTTACAACCTTTGGTTGTTTTTTGGCTTTCTCAACAACCTTTGGTTGTTCAACAACCTTCGGTTGGTTTTGAAGTTCTGCAATAGCCTTGCTATTGGCAAGACAAAGTTCAGTTAACTTCGTTAACTGTGAAGCCTGCTCTGAAAGATTGTTTACAATCTTGGTTAAGATTTCGGTATCAATCGAAGATTGATTGTCAGCAACCTTTGGTTGGGGTTTAGCCTTTACAACCTTTGGTTGTTCAACAACCTTCGGTTGAGATTTAGCCTTGACAACCTTCGGTTGAACTTTTGCCTCAACAACCTTCGGTTGGGGCTTCGGAGCAACCTTAGAAGCAACCTTTGGTTGAGGATTTGTTAATCCATGCAGGAAAGTCTCTAGAAGAGACTCACGCTCTGATTCAGGGCTAAGTTTCAACCTAACTTCAATCATAGATTGAAGAGTTGACATCTGAAGTTCTACGAACTTCTGATGAATTGGCTGACCATAAAAGTGCTTCCAACCTTCGGTTGATGCTAACTTCAAGAAGTTAAGGTAAACGACTCTGTCGTTTATTCTCTTGGTTAACCAAGCCTTTTTAACTTTTCTAGAAGAAAAGTCTTTGAGATGGCTAAGGATTTCATCCTTAGTGTAAACTTTCCTTGATTCAATGAAACTCTGTTTCATTGTTTCGGTAATCTGACTTGAAATGCTTTGCATTGCTGTGGTGTTTTTGGTGTTTTTCATAATTTTACTTTGTGTTTTTATATAAGTGTTACTACTAACTACACCCTTTACAAGGGTTAGTAGTAACACTATAAAAACCCAAAGTAATTAGTCGGTTTGGAGGGTTGGGACTCCGAACCACTTATTCACATCCTTTACCATAGGTAAGATAAGTTATCCACAAATCACTTTAACTTCGTTAAGTCTTGCATAGCGTATAAGCATAGAGGCACAAACAAGCCCATCCAAGCCAATGTGCTGTTTCGCACTGAGAACTGCGAGCCAAACCGCACATATGCGTGTGCATGCGAGGCTTCAACCAACTTCCTTTAACCTCCTACCAAACTCTAAAGAGTTTGAATCTCTGTTAAATAGTAAGGGTAACCTTCGGTTAAAATTTCTTGGCACTGAATTTCGGTGACCTTTAAAGCCAAACACAGAGTGTTTGATTGACAGAGAAGCAGCCAAACTTTTCTATAGAGCCAAGTAAACCGAAGGTTTAAATCCTTTATAGCCAGCCAAATCAGCCCTAGCCGACACAAACATTTGTTTGTTACAACTAGATAAAGCCCGGCTTGACCGAAGGTCAGTTCCGTTTTTATTTTGCGTGCGAAACCATGCACAAGGCTTTGCGTGCGGTTTTGCGTATGGGTGTGTGCATGAAGTCGGGGGGTGTTTTTTTGGGCGGTTTGCTGTAGATTTTTGTAGCGTAAACCTCCACCACTCACACAAACAGTATTTTACCCCGGGGGGATCATAAAAACCCCCCCTATATGTTACTACAGGGGGGTACTTTTGTCAGGATACTGTCAGTTTGTTGAACTTTTGTCTCCCGATTTCCCGGGTTGAGACTTTCAAAAGTTAAACAAAACGCATTTAGAGCAGTAAATTGATGTCAATTACGAAAAGTTTGAATGCTGGAGGTTGTTCATTGAAGTTGTTCTTCAGTAATTGGTGTGCACTTGGGTGTAGTATGATAGATCCTTTGGATACATTTGAGATTGGGGTATACAATGGGATCATTACATGCAGTGGATGGGCCAATAAATTGATTCCAATGAGATGTTTATCCTCGTAATCATCCTTCACGTTCATATTGATCGTATCGTAGTAGTAAATAGGTTCTATTTGCTGTCCATAGATACAACCAAAACGTTTAGCTAACCTGTACTGGTAACATCCAGTGATAATTTTAGCAGAATCACTCGCAAATGCATTGCACTTGTAAGCTGAATAGAAGTCGAAATCATCTTCATCGTTGAAATTGGGGATGAAAATGGTATCGTTGTAGTCATTCGTTGCCTGCTGGGAGGTTCGCAGTACAATGTAATCAGTTCTCCAAGGAGACTTACTTATCTGACTAGAGAAATAGGTACTGATCTTTTGAACCAGTTCTCTATGGTAGGTGTTCATTCGGTGCGGTGAAAATTTATTTTTCATGGCTTAATTTTTTTGTTGTGAATCTTCGATTACTTCGATTACGTTCCATACAGCGAAGGTAAGGCCAGCAAGCATCCATATCCAATGCCTGAACCCCCAGTGATTGGATGGTTTGTCATGGTAACTACAGCCAGACCAGTAGGAATGGTTGTTCTTGGTTTCTACTAACCCACCGCCATTGCATGTGTAATCACCGAAAGCTTCCCGGTTATTCTCCGGGATGTAGCTCATCAGGAATATCAGGGCGAACATCAACAATATTCTCCCCTTGCTCACTAATTTTTTCATTTTCAATTTGATCAAAGTATTCTACAATGTAGTCACGAAGACGCTTTGGTAATTTTGACTCTTTCTTCAAGATGAGGATGAACTCTTCTTGAACGGTTCTATTCTCTCTGGTGAGATGATAGCCGATTTCATCACGCATAGACAAGACTCGTCTTATCACTGGTGGAACATCTTTGTATTTGGGTGCCATTACTTTCCGAACTTAATGTTGTTGCGTAGGGATCTGATACCCCTGTTATCGGTTCTCCAGCTGATCTTACCTTTCTCTTCACCAAAGTCAATAGCTTCGTGTTCTTTCATGTAGTTCTTCAGAAGGTTAGAACATTCTCTGTGCTGGCCCTCCATCTCTTTGATTTCACTTGCCAGTGCTTTGTGACGAACAGCAATCTCGAACATCTCATCGCTACCCTGCAACGTTTTGGATTCGCTGTCAGCGTACTTGGTGTTTAAAAATTTTTCAAAGGCTTCGGTACCATCGGGCTCGGGTTCGTACAACTGAACATTCTCAATATCAGCTTTGGCTGCATCAATTCTGTCCATGAACTCGTTCATCTCAGAAACAATCTTGTCTTTCAAGTTCAAGTTCAACTCCATGGGAATTGTCCAGAGCTTTCGACCATCTTCCAAGAAAACAATCTCACCATACTCTACTTCCAAACCAAACAGGTAAGTCTGCAGCTGAGTTACGTAGGACGGAGGAATACCACCTTCCCACTGCTTAGATGCAAATCCATTGATGGTCTTCACCTCAAGTACGCCCTTGAAGTTTTTGCTAATCAGCTTTCCACCATATACCATCTTGTCGGTTTCTTTGTCGACAATCACTCGGTCAGGAGAAAGAAACAAGTGAGGGTAATCACTGTTGGTGATATAACCATTGATTGGTTTACACAGTCTGACCTTGGTACCAGCAGCGTAGTTTCTGATTACAGACTCGGGGTCCTCACCATCGTAATACTCCCACATGTTGGCTACAAACTCCTCAAGTCGGTTTCCGTAGAACATCGGAATGTTCTCATCCTGCTTGATTGGAATTAGACCCAGCTTCTGGTAGAATAATTCGATTTTTGATTTGTAGGGGTTTAATCCCATTAGCGTTCCGACATCTGAAGCCCCTAGGCCAGTTTGTCTAAAGGAAAGCCACTCTTCGTAGTTGGTCTCCTTGTCTATGTTAATTAATTTGAGTTCACCCATTGGTAGAGTTTTTCTGCGATTTGAATAACCTTACTGGCGATAACGTCTACGTCTTCGCCAAAAGGAGGATTGTACACGGATGCAGCTGCTTTCATGCATGACTGCTTTTGGATCTTTGCGTCCTTATCATAATGATGTTGGATATGCTCAAGCGTTTTCTTTTCTACTCGTTGCAAAGCTTCACCTCCCGGCAATGAAGCCACCTCGTTGTTAGAAGTGACTTCGGGTTGCTCTTTGGGTTTACGGTTTGGTTTGAGTTTGCTGGCTGGTTTTACAATACCATCAGCAATGGCTTGAGCTAACGCAGGGTTAGCTATTTTTCCCATAAATTAAAAAGGTAGATCGTCGTCTTCTTCAAATGGGTTTACGTCTGCATCAAAGCTTTCAGCTGGTTTCACATTGTGTGCCATGCGGTCTACAGTTGGGTGAGCTGATGTTGGTGCGTCTTGTGCAACAGCTGGGTGCACTAATTGAGACTTTGCTTTGGCGATCAAGTCAAAGAAAAACTTTTGTTCCTCTTCACGATCGATGTCTACGATTTCACCTTTCTTGTTTTTGGTGAAAGTAACTTCAGGCTTTCCGTTTGGATTGTCTTTGGTAAAAGCAAACTTCAAAGGATTTCCATTGTTGACTACAATCAATGAAGATTTCTTAACGTTGTTTTCTTCCTTCATACGAGGAATAAAACGCACAGGGTAATTCCAGTTAATGTTTGGAAGTACGCAACAGAACATTCTAAAGTAAGATGAATCAACATCCATTTTCAAGATGTAGCTTTCTCCTTGATCTGTAAGGTGTACTTGAAATTTCAATCTGGTTTTACCGGCCACTTCTTCTTCTCTTGTACTGAAGTTTGTAACGTGACCTTCGATGAAGTCGTACATGTAGTAGTAACGAGTTTCACCTTTTGAACTTACAACCGGAAAAGTTCCGGGTTCATTTGTTTTGCTGTAACGCATTACTTTGCCGTTACGCAAGTCTACGTAGATCGCAGACGAGTTGTTTCCTAGTGCCATATATATTTAATTTTAGGTTTCCTATTTTTGTATCCGTAGAAACGAAGTAAACAAAGATATATGAAAATATTAAAACGCCAAATGACAATCGATGAAATCGAAGAGGAAATTATCAACATCAAACGTGAGGGAAGTGCAAAACTTATAGAAGATAAAAAGATTGAAGATTTACTTCGTGGCTACTACTACGATCAGAAAGCATCTAAGGTATTCACCTTGGCAAAAACATTAACCAAGAACGTTAATTATATTTTGAAGAGACGCAACATGTCTCTCAATGACTTTGCATCGGAGCTTGTACGCAAGGCTGGAGGCATTGAAGGAATTTACAAGAACAAAGATTTGTTGACTCCGGAGTTCTATCGTGCTGATAATATTTTAGCCTATGCTATTGATTTTGGATTTGGCTTAAACATAAGTCCATGGGATCTACTTTTCCACGATGTGGAATACTTGGTATCAAAAAATATGCTGAGTACATTTTGATATTTGAAAAACTAGTTTAGATTTGTAACCCCCTAAAACGGTCGGTGAAAAGACGGTGGCGTTTTAGGTTAGTGTGCTACCATGGGATTCCGGCACAGCACAGCGATGGCACTAAGGAATGAGTCGCAGGACCGGACAGGGGATGCAACCCCTGACAGTTGATTCCAAACCGATGGACTTGCATGTTTCACATCGGTCGTTGAGGACAGTATACGAGCAAGTCTTCCACGGTGAGAACCCTTTTTTGGGATAACTCACTCGTTGGTCCAGTTCCAAGCAAATCATATTTTACTTTATACACTGTATTCTAAAATAAGCGAAATCTTATTTTAGTTTATCTATATTTGTGTAAATTTCGCAAGGAAATGATTGCATTAAGAGACCAACCAAATCAATTTATACCTGAAAATCAAAAAGATAAGGAATGGTATATGAATTCGCTGCGGTATGTTGCAGAAAAATACAACACGCAGCAGAATATGTTGGGGTATCAGAACACTGCAACTTACGAAAAGCCAGTAGATGAGATGCTTCGCATGTTCACATACTATCTTGGCAAACAAGAAAACAAAGATTACTACTACAAAACCAAAGACGAAAACAACTGCGATCTTCCAACTGTCTGGATTAATGGACAGAAGTTAACTTCGATGATTGATTTCATGATTGGTAATGCAATCAAGATGATTGAAAACATCGAACCTTCTGTAAAGGGTACATCTGAAGCCCTAGCTTCTAAAAAGAATATGATGCTACAACTCGGAATGCTCAAGTTAAAGTATCAGGACATTTTTGAACGCATGAGTGCAGATGGCGTAGAGTTTAATCCAACTGGTGTTGAACAGTTTGAAAATCCTGCTGACCTTGAGCGTTTTATGTTGTACGACTACAAAGAGTACGCAGAAGTAATTGCTCAACGTTTGGCTAATGATATTCTGTATCGCAATCGATTCATAGAAAAATACAAACAAGGATTTTTGTATCTTTTACTAGGCGGTGTTTGCGGTATTGAAAACTCCATTAAGAATGGAAGACAGTATAAAGAAATCATTCTTCCTTATAACTTGATTTGGGATAACTCAGTAGATGATGACTTCAACACTAGGGCTCACTACTGTGGTAAGATTGACTGGCTTACTCCCGGTGAAATACTTGCACGTCCTGAATTTTTAGAGTCTTTGACTCCAGCGGAAGTTGATGAAATCAAAACAGTAAACACCCAGACTTTGGATAAGATGCTTGGTGAAGAATACATTACCAGTAACAAACTACGTTGGTGGTATAACTACTCAGGTGTTCCAAAAATGGCCTGCGTTACAGGGTATTGGGTTGGTTACAAAGAACTTCGATACGAGCAAGTAAAAGACCAATACGGAAACGAGCATTTCTCAAAAATGAGAACTCGTCAAAATTCTAAGTATTGGATAAAGACTATCTACAAGGGAACATTGATTGCCAATAAGTATGTCGTTGACTACGGTGAGACAACAAACATTGTTCGTAGATCCGATGACCCACGTGAAGTGCAGTTACCAATTTCAGTGTTTTTACCAAACATGGTAATGGGTGAGACTCGTTCTATTGCTTCTCGTCTTCACAAACACCAAGATAGAATTGACTATCTTACTTACGAAATTACCAAGATGACTGACCGTGCTAAGGGTAAGGTGTTCATCTTGAATAAACATAAACTTGGCTCAGCTACTTCTCAAGAAATCTTAAATGATTTTGAAAGAATGGGGATTCATATCACAGATGGAAACATGACCGGAGAAGATTTCAATAATGCAGATTACAATAAAGTAGTTGAAGTTATTGATATGACTCTGGACCCCAACGTTCAAATGATGATTACTCTTCGTAGAGAAGAAGAGCGAATCATGGAAGAGATTGTAAACGTTCCAAAAATTGCCATGGGTCAGCAACAAGGATATCTTGGGGCTAAGACTCAGGCAGGTTCTATTGCACAATCAAACTTAGGTACTTCATATTTGTATCAAGGGTTCATCCAGTTTATTGAACGTGACTTACAGTATGCGTTGAACCAATACAAAGTTTCTTTATTGGCTATGGAATCTGACACTCTTGGTCTATTGGACGATCGTGGCATTGAGTTTATGGAAATTACAGAAGACTTCAAGTTTGAAGATTTTGGCGTTTACATCAAAGTAAAAGATATCGTTGACGAAACTGCTAAAGAAAGATTACTTGCTATTGCACAGGCTGCCATGCAGAATCAAATGATTGATATGCGTGACTACTTGCGTATCGAAACTGCTAAGACTTATACTGAGATTTTGAAGGAGTTGGATTACTCCATGCAAAAGAAAGATCAGGAAAGAAAGCAAGCAGAAGAACAAGCACGTATTATGCAAGCTGCTCAGATGGAAGCTCAGATGGCAATGCAACAGCAACAAGCTGCAATGGCTCAAGAAGGAAACAATTATCGTTCAGAGTTGAAGTTCGTTGGAGACATGGCTAAGAACGGTCCTCCACCTTCAACTCAAGAAGCACCTGTAGAAGCTGCTACAGAAGCAACTCCTGAAGGAGGATCTGCTGCAGAAGCTGCTCCAGAGCCCGGTGCAATGCCAATGGAATAATGTATATTTTTGTGAACACACTTGGAAATTAAAAATTTTATATAATTTTGTAACATATGTACGATACTATCGAACAACAAATCAAGCAGCAACAACAGCAACAGCAGCAACAAAATCCTGCTGCAACTGGTACAGCTGATCCTCAACCACCTGCCGATCCTCAGTCGCCAGCTGATCCCCAACCTCCTGTCGGAGCTTTTCCTACAGCTGTAAACGATCAAATTACTGATGCGGTAACACAGTCCGCTCAAAATCAGCCACCTGCTGATCCAGCAGCAGATCCCCCGGTTGACCCTGATGATGTTCCTTGGTACGAAAAAACTGAAAATGTTGATCCTCCTACACCAAAGCCAAATGATCCACCTAAAGATCCGGCTCCTGTTGTAGATGAGGATGAAGATATTAAACTGTTAAAAGAATTCAAGAAGTCTGGAAAGACATTGAAAGATTTTATCAGTGAAATGAATGTTCCCGATTATGCTTCCATGGATGACGTAACCATTATTGAAATGGGTCTTAAACAATTGGAAGGATTTGATGGGGATGACTACGCATCTGCTGTTGAAGAGTTCAACCAGATGTCATTATTCCAGCGTAAGAAACTAGTACAGGAATACAGAAACACATTCTTACAACAGTCCGAGTCGAAGTTGAAACAACTTACTCAGGTATCTAATACTAAGAATGACAAAATTCAACAGACTGTACAACGTTTCGAGAGCGAGATCGATCAGATCGCAAAAGAAATTTCAGGAAAAGAAATGTACGGATTTAAGGTGACGGACGAAATGTCGACCAAAATCTCAAATTTCTTGAAGAAAGAAATCTCTTTAAATCGACCTGATGGATCAATAGATGCAGAGTTGATGGCTGACTTTGCATTGTGGCGTTTGTATGGAAAGGATATCGTCCGTGCTAACGTAACTGCAGCCAAGAATGCTGGTCGGAAAGAAATGTTGATGGCGACAACAAATCCGTCTAGTGGTGGTGGACCAACTAATGCTAATGCCGGAATGAAAACAACCGGAGCTGACGATGCGTTCAACGCTTACCTAAACGCCAAAAAAAGATAAATAAAAAAATAAAATGGCAAGTCCAGTTACTAACCTCGATTTGAACCAGTCGCTCCTCCTTAGGGGGTTGAGCTTGCCCAATAAAATGGCAATGGTTTACGCCCAAGATTATGGGTACAATGTTTTGACTCAGTTGACTTCTAAATTGTCTTCTTCTATTTCGACTCCTCAGCCGAAAGTAGAAATCAGTGCACTTGGAAATCTTTCTGTTTATTCTCGTATTTCTGCTGCTTCTACTACCCCAACTGGGTATGCTGTAGGTGAAGCTTTGTTGGTAAATTTAGATGATGCTTCTAACTTCCGTGTTGGAGACATCGTTGCTGACGCTAATATGGTTCAGGCTATCGTAATTGACAAGCCTTCTTCTGGTAGTAACCAGATTATCGTAAAGCGTGTGAATACCACTTTGGTTATCGCTAATCACTTCTTAGCAGGTAGCATCTGTAAGTCGTTGTTTGACTCTAGTGCAAACCGTTATAGCAATGGTAAATCTCCGTTGAACTTTGTTCCTCAGACTGATTTCACCTACACTGCTATCACTCGTGAAAGCTCTAGCCAAGCACGTCGTGATCGTTCTGCTTCTTTCGTGAAGTGGCAAGGTGATTTCTGGTATCGTTCATATGACGATTTGACTCTTCGTAAGTTCTCTAAGAGCTTGGAGTTCAAATATGCGTTCTCTGAGCGTGCTGTTGTAAACGGTCCTCAAGGTGAATCTTTCACCACTGCCGGTCTTCGTTGGTCTATCATCAACAACGGTGGAGTTTACTTGCCTTTGACCACTGAAATCACTCAGACTCAATTGAATGATTTCTTGGAAACTTTGGTTCGTAAGAGTGCCGAGAACGGTCGTAACTTAGTTGCGATGATGGGTACTGCTATGATGGCTCGTTTGCAAACCTTGTTGTCTCCTTATATCCAGTATGCTGGTAACCAAAATACTTTGGGTGGGGTTTCAGTTGAAGGTTTGAACGTAATGACTTACAGCTATGCTGGTATCAAGATTGACTTCGTTCGTTGGGCATTGTTGGATGACGATGCATTCAAAGGCGATTTGTCTGGTGTTACTGGTAAGCCTCGTATGTCTCACAGCATGTATGTGTTGGATTTAACTCCAATCCCTGCTGCTGATGGTAGCGGTTCAATTTCTCCTTTGCAGAAGTATCACTTCAACAATGATGAGATGTTGGCTGCTTACGTACCCGGTATGATCGGTTTGCAAGATTCTAATCCTTCTACCATCAAGCAAGCTCTTGCTAATGGTTTGAGTGGTTCTTTGTCTTCAAGCGATGTTGATGGTGTGGACTTCCACATTCTTTCTGATTGCGGTCTGTATGTTGCTGCTGAGCGTTGCGGACTGATTGAATTAATCGCTTAATTTTTTACGAAAATGCAAGTTCAAGCTTTAATTAATGATGCAGCTACTCTTGCCGTGGATAACGGTAGACTGCACTTTGTACGTGTTGGTGTAGACATCAACAACTTAGATGCGACTAGGATTATTCCTATGGATGTAGCTGGTATCTTTGGTATGGAAGTTGTTCCCGGTGCTGCCGGTACTCAACGTTCTATCCCAGTTACTGTTACAGGTACTCCTGTAATTGGTACAATTTATAAATTGACCATTCAAGTGTTCAAAGAGTCTGACTGGGGTTTCTTCGGTCCTGTTCTAGTATCATTTGATGCTCAGTTTACAGCTGCTACTGCGGTTGCTTCTGACGTTGCAACTGGTTTGGCTAACGTAATCAACGCCATTGGTGCTTACTTTGGTGTAACTGCTTCAGCTGCTGCTGCGGTAGTAACCGTTACTTCAAACACAACTGTTCCTCAGAACATTAACATCATCAACTCTGGTGCTGGTGCTGTAAGTTTTGGAGCAGGTACAGCGTTTGCTAAGCCTTACGGTTTGGCTGCTGAATTGCAACTACGTGGTTTGTCAAGTGCAATAGCTGGTGCTACTTACACTAAGTTTGTATTCAAGGTTAAACAAGGTAATGTTTCTGGACACGTTAACCCCGGTCAAGAATTCCTTGAGCAGACTATTTGGATTAGAACTACTCAAACAACGTTGATCACTGCGTTAGGTACTACCTTCCGTGATGCTCCGTTCTCTACTCCTGCTTACAACTTGTAATCTAGAGTATTTAAAAAGGGGGAGTCAGCTCCCCCTTTTTTGTTTTTAATAGAAAATAACTATCTTCGTTAAAATATTTATGATCCGCAAACTACTTTTATCGGCACGAACTCCTAAGGGAACCTATACTCTTCAAGGGAGTTATTATGACAAAGTTTCTCGTAAACATCTTTACTGTGTAGAAAACGGTAAGCGTGTTATCTCAGACTTCGAGCAAGATGGTTCGTTTAAGCAATTTGATGTATTGCTTAACGATGCGTCCACTTACACTTTAGAGTATGATGATACAAATGCTTATGAATTGGCAGTAGTTGATTTTTACATGAATCACCCATTAGTTAAAGTTGAGGGCCACGAAAACCCTAACTTCATTAATGCGTTATTTAATTGTGTCCTTCAGCACAAGATTGTTGACAACGAGGTTGGCAGCATGATTGAAAACTTGGACATTGCAATTAAGTGTTTAGATTTGTCGTTCGCAGAAAAGAGTGATCTAGCTTTTGCATTGGGAATCGATGCAAGAGGTTTGACTCACAAAGAATTGATCAGTCGTTTGATTGGCCCCAATTTGACCGGTGATGCTATAACTCGTAAAAACGTATTTGAACATTTTTATGAGTCTGCTGATACCGATCGCAAAGTAAAAGTGTATGCTCAAAAAGCAATCACACTTGGAGTTATCAAACTTGAAAATGGATACTACCGTGTCGGAGGCAGAACTCTCGGAACTAACGAGCGTGATGTAATCGACATGTGCCAGAGCGATAAAGATTTCTTCTACGGCTTTATTAAAGTTGAAGTAGATAAGTATATTTCTGAGCCAAGCGAAAAACTTGATGACATGACTAAAAACGATGTAACTGAAGTCGTTGCAGAAAAAATCAAGGAGGTTAAGAAATCTAGAGAGAAAAAGACAGCCATTGTAGACTCACTGACTGTGTAATATTAATTGGTTTTCATGATTAGAGCTAAGAGCCCCTCATCAGAGGGGTTTTTAGTTTAAAGTAAATTTATGATCCAGAAAAAAGAAAAGAAAATTCCAGTGAAGGGGGTTTCAGAGAAACCTGTAAAGGAAACTATTTGCTCCGGCTGCAATAGAAAACGACCACATGCAAATAAAGCTAAGAAGCTTTGTTCCACTTGTGTTAAGAAAGCAACTGAAGCAAAAGCAAAAGAACGCAGAGCTGTCAAGCGTGAGAAAAAACGCATGAGTATTTCGCAACTGACTAAAAAACTAGACGCTATATTCTCATTGTTTATTAGATTAGAAGGTGCGAACAAACAAGGCATGGTGAAGTGTTTTACCTGCGATGGAGTTCATCATTACAAAGCTATTCAGAATGGTCACTTTCAATCTAGGCGTTTCATGTCAACCAGATTTGATCCATTGAATTGTGCTCCCCAGTGTTATGCGTGTAACGTTGGCATGAGTGGCATGCAATACGAGTTTGGTAAACGAATCGATAAAAAATATGGGCAGGGGATTGCAGATTTAATAGTTCAAAAATCTAAGATAGTCCATAAATTTTTACCTGAAGAAATGGTTGAAATGATAGAATACTTCAAAGAAAAAGTAGATAGTCTTAAGAAGCAAAAAGATATATTCGATTAAAAATAAATCTTTTGTATATTTGTGTTAAATGACCGGAGCACAATTCTATACACTTCTTCAGCAAAAAATCGATAAGGCTTACAGTGCGTACATTGATACCACTAAAGCTGATCGTATTATTGAAGATACCATTTATCGATTGTGTGAAAGGGTTTACAGGGATTTGGATTCACAAAAAGAATACGATGAACTCTGGAGCCTTTTAATTAAAGATGAAGTTAAATCAGTATCGAATCCGTATTTCGATCTGAGTGGCTTAGACAGGACATACATGCATTTGTTTCGTGTAGCCTGTACTTATAATACCCTTCTAGGTGCTCTTGCACGTGTGACTACTGGCTCGGGTCCGTACACAACCGTCTTTTCATCCAGTGGTCACACTGTGAGAGTTGGGGATCAGATTAAAGTATTATCTGTTACTGGAACAGTTACGGCTACTACCAAATTGAATTTTACTGTTAGCAGTGCTTCAACTATTGACCCAAGTGCAGCAGTGTATTTGGTTAGAACATTTGAAGCAACCCCATATTTTTCAGATAGAAAGCGTGATGTTTATCATGCCCCCACTGTATTTCACCCAAAGTATCAATTGCAAAACCGCATCGTAGGAGCAAACAATAACAAAGCATTGTATTTGTTTCCACAACCTGATGCAATCGTAATTGATTACTTTGCTCAACCAACAACAACAAACGGACACATTTTTGTATCTACTGGATCTACGCAGATCACAGCATACACTGAAAAGTTTCTGTATCGTTTAGCTGACGAGTGCGTCATGACTTACGCTGGACAAGTTCGAGATATGGAACAACGCCAGAATGCTGCTCAGGATATTGCGTTAAACCCTTAATGTATGAGTACACTTAATGAAATTGTACATCGTATTACTTCCAACGTAAACGGAGGTAATACCACAGATGAAATGCGTTTTGATTCACTGTACATTGAATCAAAAATTCACACTGCCAGAGCATCAATTTTGTCTGCAAGTAGTAGACAGCCGATGTTTGACAGAATCAACGAAGCCTGTGTACAAGCATACAGTGTAGAAATTTTAGAAAGTTTAGTAGACCCAGACTGTGACGTTGTTAGATTCCCTTGCCCTACTGTTATTAGGCTTGATGATAGACATGACGGTTTTGTATATGTTGGACACATTAATCAACAGAAACCGTTTATTCGTATTCGTTCAAACTATACAGCTTTATCTATGCACTCTCTTTTCCAGAAAGAAAAAGGAATAGTGTGGGATTATCAAGCCGATTATGATGGTAAGTTTTATATTTTATTATATAAAAACCCAAAGCAAACGAAGCTTTTAATTAAAGCTTTTTTTAATGATCCAACTGAAGTACCTAACTATCGTAAAGATGTAGACCAATATCCTATTGACGCTGCGTTAGAAAACGATATTGTAAATGCTGTAACTAACGAATTGATGAGACAAATGGTTCGTACAGCGGATGTAATTTCAGATTCTTTGGATACTGTTCCAAACAAACCAAATTAATTGAATGAAAATCGAAGACGTTATAGCTGCTGCTTGTGAAGAATTACAAGTTAGTTATTCTGAAAACGCTTTGTGGTTCAAGGTACTTATAAACCAAGTACTTAAGACATTCCGTTCCGGTAGTAACCTACGTTATTACTCAGTAACTGATGAAGTTATAGACTCGAGACTTCCATTACCTGAAGGGTGGGTAAAGATAAATGTAGTTCGTACTTGTGAAGGTGCACAATATTGTGAGCATTACGATTACGAAATTCAAAACGAGCATGTTATTTTTAACTCAGCTTTAGAAATTCCAAATGGTTCTAAGTTTGTAATTGAGTATAAAGGATTCCCAGTTGATCAGGCTGGTAACGTATATTTAAAAGATGAGTGGGAGAGAATGCTAGTTGCTTATATTGGCTGGAAGTACTCTCGTAGACATTTCGAGCGTTACGCACCTGTAATGGATAATTACAAGCGTGAATACCAACTTCAGCGAGGAGCTAACATGTAATTATGTCGCAGATTGTAAGATTACTTCAAAACGGTTTTATGGACAAGGATACTGACTTGCAGTTAGTATCTGGTGGTAATTATATAGATGCCCAAAATATTAGACACAGAGACGATACTGGTTTTAATATGACCGGTGTTACTCCTGTATCAGGCAACTCATTAAAAGTAACCATACCTGACCCAACTACATCTGTAGCAACTTGGAGGTTGTTTCTCGATGCCACTAACCCAAGTTTTGATGGAAGTATCACTGTGATTAACGGCACTGGTGCTATTGTTGGTACTCAGTCATTTGCTGGAAGTTTTGCTGCGACCAGCTTGATTATAGGTAGTGTTGACATTGTAAATGATCGTTTAGTTTTTGCTTCTCCTCACGGTCTTTCTAATGGTAATATAGTAACTTATTACAATCCATTCGGAACTCCAGCTGCACCGCTTGTCAACGGTCAAGCTTACTTCGTGAAAGTTGTTACATCTGTTTTGATTGAGCTTCACACAAATGCTGCACTGACTAGTTTAGTGAATCTTACAAGCGTTGGTTCTGGAACTCAAACAATATACTTGGCTCCGCTTACTTCACTGGTGTCTCAGGTTCAGACAATGTTAACAACGCTTAGTGCTACGTTTGCTTATTCTGCAGTTACTTACACTAGTGCTTCAACGGCTTATTTTGATGTTACTCATCCTACATTTGGTGACTTTGAAATACAAGAAAGCGGTAATGTAGTTGATTATTTAGTTCAAACTTCTGAGTATGTAAACTTTATTACTTCTCCTGCTAAGTTTAAAATAATTGGCATGGAGAGTGTTGGTAATGATACTATTGTATTTTCTACTACTGGTAATTTTTTGGCTTCTACTTTTAATACACCATATAGAAGTTTGTGTGAAATTGGTGTTGTTCAGTACAACAACGCTACTGATTCTTACACGTACACCAGATTACTTAGATCCAAGCAACTTAACTTTAATGTTGATTATCAGATTCAAGCCCAAGTAGAAAAACGTACACAAGATGTAAATATCTATTGGACTGATGGTGTAAATAAACCAAGAGCACTGAGTGTTCCATACCCTTATATTCAAGATGGGGTTCTGACATCAAACGGTGGAACAATTGACATTTCAAAAGTTGATAAAGAAACCACGCTGTTTGTTGATACCCCTTCAGCTACTATACAATATATTTCTACTGTAGAAGGTGGTGGTTCTCTTAAGTGTGGCAACAAACGCTACACTGGTCGTTTTGTAACTGATGATTTTGTTGGAACAGATTACTTGTACCCAACAGGGCCGCTTAACGTTTATAAAGCACCAACGATTATACCATCTCAGATCAAAGGCGATGAGCCGGGTACACTTACAAATAAAGCAATCAACCTGAGAATTAATAATATTCCTCCCGGTGAATTTGCATACTTTGAGTTAGTTGCTCTTGAGTACGAGGGAGAAACATTTACTGCTCAAATGGTACAACGGTATCGCTTGGGAAATGAAACTTCTCTCGATGTCTCTCATACCAATAATGGACAAGATAACTTTCCATTGTCAATACCCGAATTGTTGGCTTTGACTGCCAAGGTAACTAGAGTCAAGAGTTTACGTATAAATTCAAATCGTTTGTTTTTGGCAAACATTGACGAGCTAGTAGACGAGGACCTTACACTTTGGGCTCAGTCAATTACACACACGCTTGAACAACGAACAATCGCATCTGTTGGTAGGAGTAACCGTTTTGGTAAAAACGATTGCAACAAGACATTTCCAAACTACGAATTTGGAGAGTTTCAAGATCCTCAGAATGTTTTAAGTTATACTGGATACATGATGAACGACACATATCGTTTTGGTATTCAGGTTCAATGGAAGGAAACAGGCAAGTGGTCTTCACCGTATTGGATAGACGATATTCGTTTTGACACAACTGCTACCAATTGCACTACTCCAAACAGAAGAAGTGCAAACAATATAACTACAACAAATTTTACAAACTTAGATTCTACTTTAACTTATATCGTATACCCTAGTTTTGGAAATATAGACTTGAACTATCAGATCAATGGGCAACCGTTGTATCGACTGATTAAAGGTTACCGTATTGTTAGAGCAGATAGGATTCCCGAGGTTTTGGCTACTGGTATTTTAATTGGCGGTGTAGAAGATCACAATAGTATCGGAGCAAGGCACTTGATACCCTACCACAAAGATGTTGTAAGAACACCTGCGTTTACGTTTTCTACTTATCCTGCGAATTATTGCCGAAGAGATCACAGTACAAACTTCAGAGTAAACCCTTACCAGAATGACATTCAGCTTGGGGCTACCGATGCAGCAAGCTATGGTTACTTTCATTCTCCTGATTTTTATTTTAATCAGGGTGAGTATACGTTTGCTGCAGGTGACAAGCTAATGGTTCTGAGTGTTCCTGTACCTTATGATGAATATACTTTACAGGGCTTTAGTACAGGAGACTATGAATCAGTTTATCAGGAATATACTGGTTATTTTGATAACACCTTGCGTGCATACACTGCTGTAAATATTACAGATGCTAGAAACTTTAGAACTGGTGAAAACAGAGCTTGGGATGTCTTTGATAAAGTTAAAAATGGAATAAGTGTTCCACCAGAAGGACGTAGTTACGCTAACGTAAACCCTTTCTACAGTAACCAAAAAGCATGTACAGTTTTCAAGTTAGCAACTAACATACGTTCTGCTTTTCCGGGAGAAACAGGTTTGTTTGCAACAGGGTCAGGTACCTACGATAAAGAAGGTTTAGTTTATTGTCAGATATTTAGAGACAGAGGAAACACTGCAAAGTATCCTAGTGATAAAAAGCAAACCGTTTATGAAACCACAAATCATATAGTTATTTTGACTGGAAACGAGCGTGGGGTTCAGAATAACATAGCTGTATATGGAGGAGATGTCTTCACTCAAAAGAGTCACTTGAAGACACGGATGAGTACATACAACGAATTGCATTATGGGTTTGGTTTAGGATATTCATTCTACTCTCAGAACAGATCCAATACACAAATGTTCTACACATTGGAACACAACTTGGAACACGCTGGTCCGGGATATATTTATCCGCAGTACATGGAAACTACTGTTACAGGTTTGGCTGAAAGTGGGTACAAGCGAGCAGGTAATGCTTACATCAGAGATTGGTCTCCGACGTTCTCAGGTGTAACTACTTTAGGTTCTATCGTTGTAACTTATGTACAACTTGAACAGGGTACATGGGGAACAGGATTGTTGTATTGGCTAGAACAATGGCCAGAGGTAGACAATCAAAATAACTACGACTCTCAGTATAACATAATAGACAACGTGTTTACTGAAAATGGATATGATCCCGATTCTACTTGGGATGGTAAACGACCAGCTTCAATTCGTTGGTCTCAAGTTAAAAGTACAGGTTCAGAAAAAGATAACTACAGAGTTTTCAAACCGATTGATGTAGTTGACTTAGACATGAACCAAGGAGAAATTGTTGAACTAGAATCTGTTAACGGTAACTTATATAGTTTACAACCTAATTCATTCACTCGCCACTATGTTGGCGATTCTCAGATGTTGATGACTGACCAAGGAACAGAGATTGTTCTTGGTTCCGGTGGAGTTCTGACAAACAAAGGACAGCAGTTAAGTAGCTTCGGAGCCACAAATAAAACTGCTGTTACAAAAGGTAAGACTTTCAGCGGTGATGAGAATTTATACTGGTACAACTCAGAAACTAAAAAGATAGTTCGATTTGGCGGAGATGGAACGAGAGTTCTTTCAGATAAAGGGTTGATGTCATTCTTGATAAATAACACAGCTTGGCATACAGATGCGTTGAGAGTTATTTCTGGACAAGGTGTTACAGCTGGTTATAATCAAAGATTCTACGAGGCTATGTTTACGTTCAAAGCTGTAGATCCAACTATTCAAGAGTTTCAGAAATTTACAGATACCACTTATAGTACCTATGTACAATATCCTCAGAATACACTGGTAGTAGTTAGTCATCAAGGAGATGTAACTAACTTTAATTACTACCTTGAAGATGATACAGCTGATAGACATATATCAGGTGTACCTTTTATTTACCGTAAGAAAAATACTGCAACTGATACTGCTAACACGGTTCCTTATTTTGGACCTAGTTGGTCAAATAACTGGGATAAGTTGACTCCAGACACTCACCCACAGTACTATAAGATATTTACTCTTGTTTATGACGAAGTAAAGAATGGGTTTATTTGTTTCCATAGTATGTGGCCAAACATTATGGCTACACGTGGCAACACTGTATATACCACAAAGCCAAATGAGCAGAATAAAATATATGTTCATAATACAGGAAACTATAATACTTTCTACGATACTCAGTACAATGGTCACATTGAAGGCGTAGTTAATATTGATCCTAACTTGAGCAAAACATTTGAAGCAGTTCAGGTGGTAAGTGATACAACTCCTGATAGACTTGATTTTGCTACACGTGATCACATTTCATTTTTAACCAGTGCTGAGTTTGAAGAGTTAGAAGACTTCTATTATGCTCCTGTTAAAAATGATTCCACTGGCACAGGAGTAAACTCTGGAGATACCTCAAGACTATGGGGCAGGTATCTAAAAGTTAAGATGCGTTTCGCACCTAATTTATTTCAAAAGTTAATAAATTACGTGGTTAAGTACAGGGCAAATCCTAGGTTGTATAATAGGTAAAAAAAACTAAATTTGTATTATGTTGACAGGAGCTGAAATGCAGTTACTCGCACAAGTTGCAGGATCTTCGGGAGGAAGTAGTGGTGGTAGTGGTGGTAGTGGTGGTAGTGGCGGTGGCGGAAATTCATTAGACACCTTAAAAATGGTCGGTCGATCCGCTGGTGTAATTGGAGGTGCAATTCAAATGATAGTCGGGTTAAATCAGTTACGAAAAGCAAAAAAACTTCCTTTTCCTGATTATACTTCTGGCATGCAGTACGCTAACGAAAACATGGAAATGTATCGTAAGCAATATCAACAAGGTTTGGGTGAAGATGAGCTTGGGGGTATCAGAAAAGAAACAGCTTCTCAAACAGCAAAGACTCTTAGAAATTTATCAGAAACAACTCCGCAGTTTGCAGGACAGGCAGCTTCTCGTATGGGAGCTTTAGATAGACTTTCTACAGAAGCAAGTTTAGGTAGAATGAACGAATCAGTAAAACAAAATGCGTTGTCAGGTATGGCTCGAAGTGCTGGTGAAATCAGCGAGATTCAGCAACGCCAAGTAGGTGCTCAGAGAGCATATAAAATGATGGCTCAACAAGCAGCTGGTCAGGCAATTGCCAGAGGCTCTGAGAATTTAGTACAAGGAATTGAATATTTATCACAATAAAAATGGCAGTCGAAGAAGCAGCAAAACCTCAAGGTAGTCCGGGTTTTCCTAGTGGAACATCTACTAGTAGTTCTAGCAGTGGTTCTAGTAGCAGTTCTGATGTAAACTATGTTGCAGGCTATGGTTCTGCAGGAATGGGTGTATTGCAGATGGCAGTTGGAATGTCTCAGTTGAGAAGAGCTAATCGTTTGCCTTTTCCGGGATATTTAGCAACCAAAGGTCCGTATGCAGAAATGGCTACATTATATGATCGCAACATACGCATGGGGGTCGGAAGCGAACAACGAGGCATAATGCAAACCCAAAACGATATACGAATGGCTCAGCAGCTAAATGCAATAGCTCAAGGTTCACCTCAAGCTTCTGCAGCATTTGGTCGTACAGCAGCGTTAAATAGAACAGGTGGAACAATGCAAGTAGCTCAAGCTGATTTTGCTGCAAGGCAAGCTGGAATGAGTGGAAAAGAACGTATGAATGCAGCAATGAGTTTGATTCTTCAGAAAGATATCAAAGCTGCCAGAGATTATAGAATAGACGCAGAGCAAGCTGCCGGTGCAGCCATCGCTCGTGGTAGTACAAACATTGCGGAGTCTCTTGCAAACATGCAAACAAAAGATTCTTCATCTTCAAAAGAAGCATAATTATGTCATCAGCATTTTCATTAGGAGCAGCTATAGGAGCAACTGGAAAATTTCCAAAGTTGAAAGTTAACACTGTAGATGAAGCAGGGTTAGATAGAAAGTCTAAAGAGCTTGCTGCTATACGCAGTAGAATAACTACTGACCAGAATAAATTTCACAACGCTTTTCTTGAAGAAGAAGCTCAAGAAACTGCAGAGACAATACAAACATTATTGACCAACGAAAATAGTAAAAATCCAAATGTTATAAGTGAGGCTTATAATGCAGAAATAAAGTTGGGTAAAAATAGATCGTTTCGTAGAAATAGTTCAAATGCACTTTTTGATATTCAGAAAAACTATGAAGATGCTGAAACAAGAGTGAATGATTATTTTATAACTCCCAGTATTACAAAAACTTATAATATTATAAAAAATGCTAAAAGCAAAGATGAAATAAGACAAAAATTAGCTGAAGATCCTAGCATATTCAAAGATGGTTATGTTTCTATAGATCCAAATAATCCAGCAGCATTGCCTACAGTTTTATTTCATAATGAGTTTGACTTTGCGAAAGAAATGAGTCGACGACTAAAGCTTAGTGAGCATGGCGTATTAATAAATGAAAAAACCAAGACAACTGATAAAACAAATAATATATCACGTTATTTCAGTATCCCAAAAGATAAAGCTGAAGCTGAATTTTTACGTACCACAAACCCAAATATCAAAGTTGAAGATAATGCGTTTGATTTAGGTAAAACTTGGTTTTCACAAAACCCTACCGCACAATTACAATACAGAGCTTTGCTTGCTCAGCAAGGAGACCAAAATGCATTAGATAAAGATCAAGTAAATTTTGATGAACTTTATAAAAGATTTTATAAAGATAATGTTCTCCCTAACATTCCAGCTAAGTATGAAAACAGCGATAGGGTATTTACACGCATTAGTGTTTCTTCAAATTTTGGGGATGAGGTAGCTCCTACTAGTTTTTCAATTAGCCCTCTTACTACTAACTATGCTGGATTTAATAATGGATTGAGAAGTGATACTTCAGTAGTTGTATCCAAAGAACCCGGTGGGGCAGTAGTTTCAGTTCCTACCAATAGGTTTATGGTTAACATGAATACAGGAAAACCTCAGTTTGAAACTACAACTCAAAAAGATTTCTATGTTAGTACAATTGCAGTTTTTCCTACAGTTATAGTAATGGATGAAGCTACAAACTTACCGTATGCTAAGCCAGTTACGGAAGCACAGGTAGCAGCCCTTAAAGCTAGGGGTGAAAAAATTATGATGTTACCATTCGCAATCGGTAATACGCAAAGTTTTTCTAGTCCATCCATTCCTGAATTTGGTAAGACAGGCTACTTAATTCCTTTGTTTGAACCTGACGCAAATGGAAGATGGGTAGTACCAAAAGACGCTCGCCAAAAGAAAACTGTAAGGGGTTCAAGATTGCTATCTGCTATTACAAGTAGATCAAACTGGGATAAACAAACTCAAGCAAATTGGGATGAAGCATATTTTACTTTCATGCAGGCTGTACAAGACCAAAATGATGTAACAGGCAAAACTGCTCCTGCTGCTAAACCTGCTGCTAAACCTGCTGCTAAACCTGCTGCTAAACCAGCTCCTAAAAAGTAAAATACTTATGAAATAGTTTTATCTTCAGTCATTATATTTGTATTATGGCTGAAGATCAAAACAAATCAAAACCTACTCCTAGAATAGGCAATAGCAGTGTACCTACCACTGAGCCAAAAATAAACGGATTGGGTTTTACATATGATGAGGCAACTGATGAAGTAACTCCAGTTGAAAGTACACCAAAGCCAACCCCAAAATCTCTTGGTGGAAATATTCCAGCACCTAAGCCTAAACCCTCATTGTCGCCCTCAATGCAGGTACCAGCACCTAAGCCTAAACCTACTTTTGGTAGTGCGGAAGTAGCTACAGAAGGTGCGAAAGCAGGAGTTGAGAAGTTGACTCCAGCTCAAAAACAGCAATTAAAAGTTTCTTCTGAAAGAGCCATTCAGCAAGCAAACGTGTCTTTGAAAAAAGCCGAGCAGAGAAAAGATGAATTAGACAAAATTATGGGCAAGAGAGTTGACTCAGATAACTTATTTCTTGCAGCAAAAGATGAAACTGGCAAAGTTGTCGTTGGACGCACTGTAGTAAAAACACCTGAAGAATTAGAATCACTGCTTCAAGACCCATACGAGAGATCGGTATTTTATAATGAACAGCGAGGAAAGCTTGCTCAATATTTTTACATTAGAGATGCCAAAGATTTTGATAACGTTTTATCAGGGGGGTTATCAGAATATGAAAAATACCAATACACTAAAAACGGAAAGCCTACAATCTTTTCTCCTGTATTTAATAGACAAACGGTCGCTGCAAACCAGCCCGGTTACAAACCTCAGTTTGATCAGTTTGCTCCCGACCCAGTTGCTGAAGCATACGCCATTCCTCAAAAGCGTTACGAGGCAAATCAAAACTACACTAAACTTCAGAACAATAAATTAAACGTTGATGCATATGGTCAGCCTTTTAAAACTCAAGAAGATTTTTATGATTATTTAATTGACCCAGTTAACAGAGACGCATACTCACGAAAATACAGCAAAGCATTAAAAGAAATCGGTATAACAAGTGTAAACGATATCTTAAACTCAGTTGTTCTTAACGAAACTACTTTTGGAGCAGAACTTGCTAGGCAGAAAGAGTATCGTACAATGCGTGTAGCTAAAGGTGAATCACTTGTTGAGAACGGAATTATTGGCAAAAGCGGAACAGTATACGATGAAAACGAAAACTCAACAGCTTTATCAAATATATCTGAATTAGATTTAGGTAGAGTTTTGTATGAGTACGATTTAGGAAATAACATTGGCATAGATATTCCTAATGCCAAGGATAGAACGTTCAATGATTTAAACCGTGATGGCTTAGTGGACATGTTGACTAAAGCTGGTTTATCTGAGGATGAAATTGATGAAGTATTTGTTAAGTATAAGATGGCGTATGAGAGATCACTTGGTGAAAAAGAATATGAATCTCGACGCAAATCTTTAGGTTATACGACTGATGCGTTTGGTAACAAGTTATCTCGTTTTGATTTGAATTTTGAAGCAAGAGCAAAAGGAGAACTATCAGCTGAAGAACAAAAAATTGCTAAGCTTTATGATCAGATTGATGCGATTTATGCGATAGCTGAAAAACCTAAAACTGCTACCGAAAAACAATACTATGGTAAATTCAAACTAACAGCTGAACAGACAAAACAAGTTACTGATTTACGTGCTCAGATTGAACAGTTAAAAGGTCAGGCTGGATTTTTTGGCCTTAATAATTTATCACCTCAAGAGTTTTTCGATTCAGATGGTAATCGATTAGAAGGAGAAGATAAAGATCAAGCTCAGGTTGTATATTCTAATACGTTAAATGCAGAAAAGAAAACTGACAGAGCGATACTAAAAGAAAAGCGAAATGTTTTATATGTTCAGTTAGATGGACTAGAAAAGAAACTTAAAGAATATAAATCAACTCGTTTCAATAAAAATGTTGTTTTACCAGAAGGATATGACCCAGAAGAATTAGATGAGCGATACAATGCAGCTCGAGATAAAGAAATGCCTTACTTAGCAAAAGTTGGATCTATGATTACATCTTTTGGAGGAGGCGGTGATATAGTTTTCACTGATCAAATGAAAGCCAACTTTATCTATGAAAGAAATTTAAAAGATAAAATCATAGAAAAAAAGGCACAGATCAGAGCAGCTAACCAAATTATTTATACCAACACCGACCTTACTAAGGTTGATGGCAAAGGTGTAGGTTCAAACTTTGTAAATAAGTTCACCAAGGATGTTACAGAATCATTTACTGGAGGCACATATTTAACACCATCAGAAGAAGTTATAGCAGCTTCTGATTTCTTACAACAGAGTGGGCAGTATGTCAATCCTGAAGTAGTTAACTCAATTGAAACAATTTACGAGGATAAAGCTTTAGGTGAGGGCATTTTAAATACAATGGGAGTTGTGCTGCAAATGGGCTTGATGCAGAAACCCATGACCGGTGGCATGACTAAACTGTTTACTAGTCAAACGGCTCTTACTGCTCGTGCTTATATGGCAAACCGTTACGGTAGAACAGGTATTGCAACATTCAACTTGATTGAAAAAGCTGCGACTACTTACGGAAAGCAAGCTTTGTTATTTGAGGCCGTAGGTCAAGATGGATCAATGGGTGCAGCTGAAGAGCTGGGTAATCAAGTTTACGATAAAGTTACAGGTACTTTAGGCTTAGGAAGATTTGTTCCAGCCAATCTAATTGGTAAATTGATGACTGTTTTTGGTAGAACGATATCAGGGGCAGCTGGTTCATTTACTGAGGAAAGTTTTGCAAATGTATGGGCTGAATTTAAAAGTAATGGCTTTGATATTAGAGAAGCTGTTGAAAACGCATATGGCAAAACTGAAGATGAAAGGTTGTTGAATTTACGGATGACAGCATTTACCTGTATTGTATTTTCAGCAGGAAATCTTTCTAACTTAGGTATTTTATTCAAAACACGTCAAGCGTTTAGTGATTATTTACAGAATACTTATGGAAACGATGTAAGTGAATTTGACAGCGAAATCTTAACCATTCTCGATAGCACTATTAAAAATACAAGAGGGGCGAAAGGAGATACACCTGATGAACCTGAGTTTGCTACCGCAACTGCGACAGCAGTTGAAAATGGTACCAACGAAACAAAATCAGCTGTTGAGGATCAGATGGTAATGAGCACAGGACCTGTGGAATCAGATCAAAACACATCCACCAACACCTTTACAAGTTCAGGTGTCGGAAACGAAGGAGTGCAAGTTGAAAGAAGAACTGGAAACATGGGAGAAGAATTCTATGTTAGCAGTGAAAACGGTGTAGTAGACAACAAGGTTGTTTATCGCTACAACATGGAGACTGGTCAGTTAGAAGCACAGGGTCTTACCAGTACCACAGATGAATTTGTTCCCCTTAACGATAAATCTCGTCAGTTTGTAGAAGATCAGTCTAAGAAGTACGGTATTGTTTCAAAAGAAAAAGTTGAAAACATTGCCATTAAAAACTTAGATTCTCGTAGAGCCTCTCAAGAAAAAATAGAAAACGGTCAAGAGAATCAAGACAATACTGTTTTATATCAAAGCAAAAATAAAACTAGCAAGCGTAAAGAAAAACGCATGAGTCAAGCTGAGGCTAGTGCAAGAGCACGTTACCAGCCTAGTTGGAATGAGAGTGCTCAGCAGAGAGTTGGTTTGTTTACTGGTATCGCTAGCGAAGTAAGTTCAGAAGACGATGCAATAAAAGAAGCTGTATCTGAAATGAGCAAAGGCTTCGGAGTTAAGATGAAGATTAACTTGGTATCTTTCTTCAAAGATGGAGCTGCAGTTATAACAGACGTGGCTCGTAAAAAGTTTGCTCACGTTTCAGATTACATGGCTCCTTTGTTTAGAGATTTTGATAATCAATTCTTTAATACTCAGACTGATGAGCAAACAGGCCAAACAACAAGACAACGTCAGCAAGATAATACTACAGATAAAGTTAGAGAGGCGGTTGCCAGAAACACTTTGTTTGAACAGGTGTTCGGTAAACTAGTTGCTGAAGGCAAGATGACTAAAGAAGATGCAATTGACAACTTCATAATCAACTTGATGCAGAACAGTACCAATAAAGTAAAAGAGATTTTCGGAAACGATAAAGCAGGAATAGAAAGTTTTCAGAAACTTAGAAAAGACTTTAACAATTTTGTTGCAGTAAAATATACAGGGGCAAATACCTTTAGCACAACTAATGCTTTTGTACGTAATACTCCTATGAGTAATACTACTTCAAAGAATCGTGCAGCTGATTTAAAGAAACAAGCTGCTGAAGTAGCTCAGTTAAATGAGAAACGGAGAAAGACTGCAAACGTTTTATCTAATACACAAAAACAAGGGGCATTTATAGAAGACAAACAAGTTGATGCTGCAATGTTTTTGGATGGTGATTTGAACGCTGAGGATTTTCTTCAGAACATTGGAGTAGAAACCAAAGCAAACGAAACCCAAGATCAAGTTCAGGATAAAGCTAAGAAGCAAGCTGAAAAACTTATTGATTACGCAAAGTATACTGAAGGCAAACGACTTGTTGCAGAGAATGATGCTACTCGTGAAAAATACAGAAAGCAATTAAACAAGAAATTTAAAGATGACTGGGGCTTAAAAGCTTCATTCAAGACTAGATTCCGATGGAAGAAAATGCGTGAGCAAAGAACAGGATCTGCTGATATGGCTCTTCGCATATTTGAAAACAAGGCAACTCGTATGGGCATAACTCTTCAGGAGTTCATGGATACTCGTATTGAAATGCTGAAGAGAACAGAACAGCAATTCCAAGATTGGCTAAAGATGTCACCAAACTTGGTTCCGTTGTTTCAGAATGCAGCTAATTTAAACCCAGAAGAGATTTATCCAAACGTCAATAAAGCAAAGGAGTTAAAAGAAAAGAACTATCCACTTGAGAAGATTACACTCATGACCGGTGTAGTACTTAATGAAGCCGGAGTTCCTGTAGCGTTTGATCCAAAATTTGTAGCTGATGTTCAAACGACTAATGAAGTATACAAGGGTATTTTTAATTCTTTTAAGAAAATAAAAGCTCAGCCAAAATTTACGTTTAAATTTTTTGGCAAAAGAACAGATACTCCAGAATTAACTTCTGTAATTGACATTAGAAAGTTATTTACTCTTGCTGGAAATAAAGAATTGTATAATTTATATCCTGATTTAGGACTAGTAAGCATTCGTACAGTTGTTGATGCAAATCTCCCAGCAGTTTCCTTTAGACCAAATTACATGTATGATAGCGGAGGTGACGCTAAAAAAGGACAAAAACCGGGAGAAATTGTAATAAATTTACAGAAGTATGAAGCGGAGGCAGTGAGTAATTTATTGCAAAATTATAATAAGTTATTTACTAAAAATATTTTACCTCAATTACAACAGGCTTTAAGACAAGCTGTTCAACACATTGAAGGAGAGTTGCCTGAATCTACAATAGATTTTGCAACTCCTACAGCAGTGAGAACTAAATTGTTAGAACTCCGTGGCAAAAAACTCATTGATGAGAATACCGAGAAATTAGTAAATGATATTGTTGATTTTTACATTGACAAAAACTTATTTCAGTTTACTAGTTACAAAAGTGTGTTTACTGATATATCTAGAGTATTGTTTTCAGCTAACACAGAAAAAGGTGTAAAGAAAATTGTCGAATTGATTTCTAATACTTATGATTTAAGCGTTTCGGATTCTCAGACTCTTGAAAGTATCTACAATAACTATATGAATTCATATGGTGAAGGAGATGCAAATAAGTCAAAGAGTTTACACAACGCATTTCTTGTTTCCAAAAGCCTTGCAGGTTTAAACAACGAAGAGTTAATTGTAGCGGATGTAACTGAATTAAAATTCATTAAAGCCAAAGCATCAAAGCCAATTCAAAAACAACTTGAAACAGCTAAAACAAACTACGAGTTAGTTTTAGAACAACAGAAGTTAATATTTGAAAGTTACGCTGACATACTCAAGCAATTTGACCTTAGTGATGATAATCACGCAGTCGATGTTGTTGCTGGTGTTATTGAAAGTGAAATAATGTATGGAAGTGGAATTGGTAGTCGATCACTTGAAACTGCGTTGCAATCATTTAGGTTTGTAGCTGAGTCCATTACTGAGATCAAAAGGGCTTTAAACGATAATGAAGTAGTTCCTAGTTCACTTATTAGTGATTTAGAATTTGAATTTACTAGTTCAAAATTTGCTGAGGCTATACAGTTTCTTTATAGTCTTGACTCGGATACTAAAATTACTTTGGATGATGGATCAGAATTACAAGTTTTTACTAGTGAACAAGAGTTTTTAGATTTTGTGCAGGTTGATCAAGGTATAATGATTGATGATCCGGTGGCTATAGACAGTGGGGTAAGTGAAATGATACCTAAATTTATTAAGGCTGGAAAACTCAAAACAAATTTAAAAACTGAAGTTACAGAACTTGAAAATATTACTGACGCAGAAGCACGAGAATCTTTTTATGACATGTTTCCGGGTATACAAAATTATATGGGGGGCATATATGATCCATATAAATCACCTTCGGATTTTACAAAATCAGAACTACAAAAAGAACTTGTTGATTCTGGTTTGATAAAGCAAGAAACATTTGATAAAATTTACGCTGACTATGAGGCAAACCCAGAAAAATTCACAGGATCTGTTGCGTCTAATTTTATAGAGCCAACTGCTCCTTTGACTGTTGAGGAACAACAGCAGTTGTCTGAGTTTTTAAAAATTCAAGAATTAGTTGAAGACAGTTTCAGTACGTCTTTTTATTCTGGGGCAGCTTACGCAACTTCAAAAGTACTTGCACAAAGTAAAGGAAAAATTACAGTAGAAAGTTTAAAGTCTCTATTAATTAAAAATGGAGCAAAAGAAGTTGAATTGAATTGGCTAGGTTTTGATGATTTCATTAGTCAGTATGATACAACTGTACCTGCTTCAGATTTAAAAACATGGTCTGAAAATATTCCACAGCTTTTTTCTTATGACAGGGATAGTTTAAATCAATCCAGAACAGTGGATGAAGTAGTTTACTTAGGTAATGATAATTTTATAGAAAGACCAGATAGCATTGGGGATTTTGTAAGAACAACTGCTAAAAAACTAGATACAACATTTACTGGAAAAAAGGTTTCTTTTGTAATTAAACGTAGTGATGGTACTAGTCGATTTGTTGATTTAACACAAATAGCTGATGAAACTTTAGATTTATATGAATCATATATCGGCAAAGAAAAATATCCTCAGTTTAAAGAAACATTTGAAAAATTAAAAAAATACCAAGGTGTACAAATCACAGCTGAAAATATAGAAGAAATCAAAACACTTTTAAAATTACATTTTGAAGCAAGTGATGAAATTATTCGGCAGGAACGAGTAGAAGGATTTGAACAGTTTAAAAGTACAATTGGTCAGCCTTTAGGACAATCTTATAAAGAACACTTACTTGGATTTCCATTTTCTAGCAATAGACTATTACAGTCTTATGATGAGAAAATTTTAGAAAAGCTAGAACAGCTGACTAAAGAAAAAGATTTTGCAGGTAACTATGGTACCTTAGACAAATTGCAAAATGAAATAACACAGTTGGTTAAGGAAAGAAATGATTTAGCTAAAAATTATTTTGATGAAAGTCACTTTAGTGCAATTCCAAATGAAGTTGCAATGCACATGAGAACAGAGATTGTAGTCAATGAAAATGGTGAAAGAATGCTTCACGTCATAGAAATACAGTCAGATAAAGCTCAAAATTTTAGAACATTAACATTAGCGGAAATTAAGAAGCAGTATCCTGTAGAAAGTGAGTTTGAGCAAAGAATTATTCAGGTACAGTCAACCAAAGAAAACAAAAACATTACACGAGAAGAACTGAAAGAAAAGTTAAAACAATTAGAAGATCAAGATCCTACGGCTAACGATTTTAATCTATCATTTAATAATTATTTTTTAAAACAAGAAGCAATAAAAGATGCAAAAAACACTTTTAAAAAGACCAGTCCTATAATTGAAACTGAGCAGTTTGTAAGCATTGGAATAAAACACGCATTGAAAATAGCCAGTGACTATGGTGTCAAGAAAATAGTTTTTAGTAATGGGGCTTCAATTGGAGCGGCTGTGGCAGGAAATCAAACAGGTGATAAAACAAGTGGGTTAAACAAACTTTACAATGAAACCATACCAAACAAAGCAAAAAAACTTGCAAAAGCCTATGGATTTACTACAGGTACGACTAAATTAAATCTAACTTCGTTTGGTAGAGTTGATGAAGTGGCAAAACCGGATGAGTTTGAGTTTACATTAGATCCTACAGAATATCCATCTTATGTTGATACATTAGGTAACAGTGTTGTAAACACAGGAAAACTATTGACAAGGTTGGATGTGGATGAGGAGTTTTTAAATTATGTTGCTCTTGAAACAACTGGTGAAAGTTTTGTTCCCGGAAATGAATTCTTTACACTTGAACTCACTGACGAAACATTTGAAGCGGTTGCAGGAGGAATGGCTTTGTTCCAACAGGATATGCATGGGGCACATGGAGCAACTGTCAAAACTGATCAAGGTAAGTTTATCATCTTTGCCTTAACAAATCCAAACATTACAACTGCCATGCATGAATTGGCACACGTTTGGGAAGATAGTTTAACTGCTACTGAAAAGAAAGCATTCTTAAAAGAAGTCGGACACGACAAGTGGACTAGAGCAACTTCTGAAGCTTTTGCTAGACATTTTGAAAAATATCTTGCAGATGGTAAAGCACCTACTTCCTCATTGGCTAACTTGTTTGCTAATTTTAAAAAGTGGTTCTTGCAAGTTTACGGAGGTATTATTGGTACTCCTATTGAGATGAAAGTCAGCGAACCTATGCGTAAGTTGTATGACTCTATGCTCGGTGAGACTCAAGTGAAAGGGGTTCAGATGAAGAAAACTCCTAATGTAATTGAAGACATTGGAAACTTTATCAAAGACATCAAAGCAAATCCTCAGTTTGAAGAAATCACAGATGATGAGTTATATACTTCTTTGATTCGCAGTGGCTTTGAACCACAGGATGTACAGGATTACTTCTCTCTAAAGCAAAGAGCAAACATTGAAAAGCAACAGCAGAGAGGCGGCATATTCAAAGAAGAAGCTGACGCTATGGAAAATGAGGCAGAGGCAATGCGTGTGGTTCGTGATAAAAAAGAATTGCTAGATGCAATTGATAATATTGATCCAAATGATTATCCTCCAATACTTGAGGCGTTGTTCACAACCGTTGACAATGGAGACGTTCCCTTAGCTAAGGCAATCATGGACTTGATTGCAGCTAAACAAAACGGAGGTGACCCTAAGATGATTCACGAACAATACAGCAAGATATTAAAAGCTGGTACTGGTATAGGTAGAATGCTTCAGTTATTTAAACAGTTGAGCAAAGAAACTTACTTAAGTGGAGCTGAGGCAATGTTTAGAAGAAACGAAAAGCAAGGTTTAAATATCCCACAGGGAGCTAAAACTAAAATTCGTGATCTTGCAAACGAGTTAGACAAATTAAAAGATTTGTACAAGGAAAGTAGAAACCTAGCGGAAACAGATCCATATGGCACATCTAAAATCGATCCATCTAAAACTAATCTTCAATACCACTTAGACTTGTACGAGCAACTACAAGGGGCTCAGAAACGCTACATTGATGCAAGAGCACCTTATGAAGGAGACAACTCTTTGACTGATATGTACCGTAGTTTCATCAAGGGTGGTTTGATGACTCCGGGATCTATGTCAGTAAACGCTCTGTCTAACATCACTAAGTATTTAACTGATTTGTTTGTATCCCCAGTTAGAAGTGGCATCAGTTTGATTTCAAATAAACTTGGCATCACTGATAGTCAGTATACTAAAACAGGCTGGAGAGACTTTGGAGCAGGTAACCGATATGGTATACCAATGGGGTTAAAGAAAGCAGCAAAAATCTTAAGAGATGGAACTGTTACTCAAGCATATCAAACTCCAGATGCTTACGTACAAGGCTTTAATTTCTACAAGTCATTGCAGAAATTTGTAGGTTTGAAAATAGATCAGTACCGTATCAAAGCTGGCATGCTTGACATGACTACTGAAGAGTTAGCAGAAAAACATGGCTTTGCTATCACAAACGAAGGTAAAATATCTTCTAAACAGCAGGCTATTGCTTTGTTGCAAGGTACCTTTGGGTTTGTACCTGACGTTGTATTCCGTGTAATGGGGGCAACTGATGCAGTGTTTAGAGATTTTGCATATTTTTCTTCGGTTTCAGAACAGTTTAAGTTTACAGCTGAGCATGAAAGATATAAAAAAGCTATTGACGCAGCAAAATCTAGCGATGAGAGAAATAGATTAAAGAAAGAATACGAAGCAATTAGAAAAGCATACATCATTGTAAACTCTGATTATAAGAATTCCGCAGCTCAAGAAGAAGCTATGCGATATGTTTACAACAATGATAATGCTGTTAGTGATGTAATTGCTCGTGTACAAAATATCACACGTGAGACCGATGATGGTTTTTCTATTCCGGCTAAAATTTCTCGTATTGCTGGAACAAGTATTATTCCGTTTAGTAGAATACCTAGTAATTACGCAGTTGAATTATTAGAATTCTTTATACCTGAATACGCATTAGTTAAAATTGGTATCATTGGCGGTGCAAGAGCAGTGCGTAGATCGCAGCGAGCTGCAAAGGGAGAACTGTCTGCAGCTGATTCATTTAATCAACGTAGAGCTGATGCAAGAGATGCAGATCGTATTTTAGCTCGAGCTTTGATTGGAACAGGAATACAGTTTATAGCTTTACAAGCAGTTAAAGCAGGGTGCGTAAGTGGGGCACCTGATGATGAGGGAGAAGATAAAAAACAAAGTCAATCTTTTTCATATAGTTTAGAAAGGCCATACTCAATTAACCTTACTCTTTTGAAAGACAGATTTATGTCCATGGTTGATTCTGAATACAAATCAAAAAGACCAAATAATTTGTGGAATAAAGAAAAAGATTTAATTATATCTTATAAATCACTTGGTTTGTTTGGTGCAGCTTTGTACTTCCAATTTAAAGAAAATAAGTTAGCTTTAGACAAACAGAACAAATTCGTAAACCGTGGAGCTTTGGAAGAAGCAGCCGATGAGTTTGGTTTAAACTTGTTTGGTAATATGAATTCCGCAGGAAAATATATTATCGACCAAACGTTTGTTCGTGGTATTTTAAGTGTAGCGAAAGCAGTTACAGATGAAGATGAAAATAGATTACCCACATTCTTTGCTGAGATAGTTGGAACCATGGCTTCTGGTTTAGTACCTAACTCTTTATCTTGGATTGATAAATGGAGAAGAGATTATGTAGTAGACTATGATTTCAGAGAATCACCTCCAATTAAAATGTTTGGTATTAAGGTAGAAGATCCTCAAGCAACATTGTTTTGGATGAAGTTGGGTACAAAACTTGCTGAACGTTGGCCTTGGAAGTCTATTCCCGGACATTACGTAGACTTACCATTTGTAGAAATTGAAATGGATAAGTTTCCTGTAAAAGTAGATAACTTCGGTAAAGATGTAGCAATCACCCCTGTTGGAAGTAGTAATTTTGGCAAGTGGATGTACAACACATTTGATGTGTTACAGGTAAGTAGAATTGTTGCCGGATACAATATACCAGATTGGGAAGCGTTAGTATACTTGGCAGTTAAAAAAGGAGATGCGTGGGATGCTTTACCTGCTGCTATTCCTAGAAATATAGAAACTCCATTTGGTGCGTATAAATTTGCACCTGAAGAGTACAACAATTTACTTAGATACAACGCCATGTTACGAAGGCAGTTAGTTCAAGAGTATTTAATTGATACCGGAGAGTATAAAAAATACATTGAAATTAACTCTGAAATGAACTATGACCCAGCTACGAAAAAGCCAATCGCAGGATTAAAAAATCCAAATCTTTTACTGGGTTATGAGCAGTTAGGTAAAATTCTCAAAGACATATACCACGTAGCAGATGCAATGACTAATATCGCTAACTACACTTTCATGGATTTTGAACGTAGAAAACTGTATAACGAAGATCGTGAAAAGTATATAGAGTTAATTGCCAGAGAAGCTTTGTCTCCTATGGGTCAATTCCAAAAAGAAGTTTATGGAAACCAAGAGCATGGTGGCAATAATTTAGTTCAAACTGAAAAACAAACTAATCCTTTGTTAAACATAAACTATGAAATGATTAAAGACCCACAGAGATTCAAGAAGTATTCTAAGGGTGCGATAAAATTATTTTTACAGTTCCAAGGTGATCCTCAAACAGCCATTCAAACTGCTAAAAATCAACAGGTAGAAACTTTAAAAGATGATTCTACGATAATGCTAGGACCAGACTTAGATATTGTTCCACTTGACCAAGAGAAAAAGTCGACACCTGTTGCTGAGGCAATTAAAAAGCAACAGCAGAAAGCCAAACCAAAAAATTCTACAATTGATCTTGGCGATGGGTTAATCCTTGTACCACTTGAGTAATTTTATGAAAAATAATTATTAATTTTGAACTATGCCACTTAATGTTAAACTTGATGTTGTAAACGGTCAGTACACAATGCTATTGAGCGATGTGACTGGCGATTACAATGCTACGACCAACCCTGAAGGATGGGGTGGTGCTGGAGGTAATGCAACACGAGCTTCCGTTAGTGCTATAGCCTGTACGGTAAAGAGACCGGGTCAAACAGTTGCTGACACCATTACCGGGTTGTATACGTCAACTTTTTGGACTGCTGCGTACAGACAAGTTGATATCTTTACTCAGTTACCAACAGTTCCAGATGGGTTGTACGAAGTAGTTACTACTTTTACAGCTAGTCCAACGGCTATTCCAGCTGAGACTTTTTACTTCCTGAGATATGAAGCAGCTAAAGCTACTTTAGCTCAGCTAGCCTTGCAAAACAATGTAAATTTTGAAGAGTTGAAATTCATCTACGACAAAATGGTTCTAGCTGAAGATTCGCAGCAATGGACATTGGCTCAAACTTTATTGGGGGAGTTTAATGATTTGGTTGCTGGCTGTGGAAACACAGGGTTGTCTGGAAGTTGTGGTTGCTAATGGCACTTACTGCATTACAAATCGAAGGGTTAGTTAAGTCTAAAATATTCTTAACTAAATTTATTGGTACCAGTGAACTTGCACTGCAGGAATCTGCTAAGTACGATGTTCCTTGTGAGGGTAAAATTAAAAATCAAAAGGATGCTTTGAAGTATCTTTTTGCCATTGACCACGCTGGTTATTTAACTTCAGATGAAGTAAATCAACTTTTAGGTTTATCTGCTGGAGTTTGTGGAGTAAATCCAGTTGTCACAACTGCAGAGTACAATAACTTTGTTTTGAGTGTGACAGGTCAAGAGTATTTGGTTGACGGTGATGGAGATGGAACCCCTGATGTTGGAACTGGTGGCGGTGAAGTAATCCCTGACCCAGAAGAAGGCGGTGGAGAAGGAGGTGGAGGAGGAATAGAACCTCCGATCATTGATACCGATGGTGATACTATTCCTGACTCTGTTGAAGGGGTTGGAGATGCAGATGGCGATACCATTCCGAACTACTTGGATTGGGATTCAGATGGAGACGGTATACCTGATAACCTTGAGGCTGGTCCAGACCCTAGCAATCCGATAGATACTGATGGCGATGGAATACCCGATTATTTAGATGCTGGAGGAACCTAAAATAATATATTATGAACTATACTAGAGAGCAAGTAGAAAAAGCTGTAAAAGCAAAAGGGTACAAGTACTTTGAAAACGGAGACTTGAACGTAAATATTATAGGTATCAGAAACAGTACCCCCGGAAATAAAGTAACTAACTTGTTTGATGACTGGTTAACTATTTCTTACAAGATCAATGGCATTTGGCAGTTTTTTATTTGGAATGCTACCACTGATCCCGGTAAGGCTCCCATGGTTACTGGTAACAAGATTGGCGGTATAGCTAGGGTAGTTCCCGGACAGTACCCCGGTTCACACATGATTAGATTACACCAAGGCAAGTACGAAGCTTTAGGACAAAAAGCTAATATAAAAGTCTATAGAGATAATGATCGTGACATGGAATACGATGTAGATGTAACTACGGAAGGTGTTTATGGTATTAATATTCACAAAGCTGGTTTAGATTCTACGTGGGTGGAGCGGTGGTCTGAAGGGTGTCAGGTTTTTAAACGTGTGAAAGACTTCGATGAGTTTATGAGAATCTGTAAGAAAGCTTCAAAGGTCCACGGAAACTCATTTACTTATACTTTGATTGAATCAAAAGACATAGTTTAATCCTGTGGCTACGGAAGCTGAAATCATAGCATCCAGTATATTGTCGCTTGCTATTGAAAACAAGCGACTGTATGACACTACAAAAAATATTCTATACCGGGAAAAAGAGCAACGCCTTCGTAGAATTGCTGAAAATATAAAACTACTAGTTGCTCCCGGAAGTAGCAGTGCAGTTACTTCATTTAATGGTCGAACAGGAGCTGTAATTCTCACAGCAACAGATGTAAATGGTGCCTTAGGTTACACTGCTGGTGACATGCTCAAAGCAGTATATGATTATGATAATGATGGGACCGTAGATGCAGCCGAAACCACTCAAATTATAGTACGAAATTCCACAGGAACTACAATGACTAAGGGCACTGTAGTATACCTTAGTGGAGCAACTGGAAACAGACCAAATGCTGTTCGTGCTCAAGCAAATTCTGAGGCAACTTCTTCCAAGACATTTGGATTTGTTGTTGCAGATATTGCCAATAATGCAGATGGATTTGTTGCTTGTGCAGGAACATTGCACGATTTAAATACATCTGCATTTGCAGCAGGTGATGCTTTGTGGTTATCTCCAACTACAGCAGGAGGATGGACTACAACAGTTCCCTCTGAGCCCGATCACGCTGTATTTTTAGGTTATGTTGCAAGATCGCACCCTACATTAGGTAGAATAGTTATTCTTATTAAGAATGGTTATGAGATTAATGAATTGCACGATGTCGTAATCACTTCTCCTGCCAATAATCAGTTGTTGCGTTACAATAGTACTCAGCAATATTGGGAAAACTGGACACCAAACTTTTTAACCACTAACCAAACAATTACGTTAAGTGGTGACGCAACTGGTTCTGGAACAACTGCAATTACGGTTACTCTTGCCAATACTGGTGTAACTGCTGGGTCGTATACAAATGCGAACATAACAGTTGATTCCAAAGGTCGCATAACAGCTGCGTCAAATGGTACTGGTGGTGGCGGTGGCGGTAGTGGAACGGTGACCTCCGTTGCAATGAGTGTACCTACAGGATTCTCTGTGAGTGGGTCTCCGATTACTACCTCAGGTACACTGGCTGTAACCTTTGCATCGGGTTATGCTTTACCAACAACTACATCTCAGACAAACTGGGATACAGCATATACAAATCGTATTACTTCTTTGACCACAACAGGGTCAAGCGGTGCTGCAACTTTAACTTCCAATACTCTTAATATTCCAAACTATACATTGGCAGGTTTGGGTGGTCAGCCATTGGCAACCAACTTGACTTCTTTGGCAGGTTTGACCTTTGTTTCTACATCTTTTGTTAAGATGACTGCAGCAGGTACATTTGCTTTAGATACCAATACGTATTTAACAGGCAACCAAACCATCAGTTTAACTGGTGATGCCACAGGTAGCGGAACAACATCTATTGCAGTTACTCTCGCTAATAGTGGAGTTACAGCAGGTACATATCGTTCTGTGACAGTAGATGCTAAAGGTCGTGTGACGGCTGGTACAAATCCTACCACGATTTCTGGCTATGGGATTACTGATTTCTATGCACAGGTAATTACTGGGTTTGTAACAGGATCAAATACTTCTGTTGTAAATACTGACTCACTTGAGGTTGCAATCGAAAAACTTCAAGGGCAAGTCAATGCTCGTATTTCTGGCAACCAAACCATTACTTTGAGTGGCGATGCAACTGGTTCTGGAACTACTGCAATCACTGTCACGTTAGCAAATAGCGGTGTTACTGCTGGTACGTATAATAATGTTACCGTAAATGCAAAGGGGCTCGTAACTTCGGGATCGAATGTATCTTACTTGACAGCCAACCAAACCATCACCTTGAGCGGTGATGTAACAGGTTCGGGTACTACTGCAATCACAGCTACTTTAGCGAATACAGCAGTTACCCCCGGATCGTATACAAATGCTAACATCACTGTAGATTCTAAGGGTAGAATTACCGCTGCTTCTAATGGCACAGCTGGGGGGTCTGGTACTGTTACTTCTATTACCGCAGGTACAGGATTAAATGGAGGTACTATAACCACTAGTGGTACAATAGACTTGGCAAATACAGCAGTTGTTCCCGGCTCTTATACAAGTGCTGACATTACTGTAGATGCACAAGGTAGAATTACTGCTGCTTCCAATGGTACAGGTGGTGGAGGACCAACTCCAACCTTAGACCAAGTAACTACAGCTGGTAACACTACTACTAACTCAATTACTGTTGGTGGTTTGACCGTAGACACAGACACCTTGGTTGTAGATGCTACAAACAATAGGGTTGGTATTGGTATTGCATCACCCACAGAAAAATTACATATTGTAGATTCTGCCAACGCAAACATCTTCGCTCGTATTACTGCTGGTGGTACAAATGCTTCGGCTGCTTGGGTAGCACAAAACGACCAAACAGACAACGTAGTATATCGAGTGTTTGGTTCTGCTGCTACAGGAAGTCAAATGGGTATTGCACTTGCTCGTAGTGCATCCTTATTGGCAAACTTATCAGGAACAGGTTCATTCTTATTAGGAACATTTTCAAGTACCAATTTTGTAATGGGTACTAACAATACCGAACGGATGAGAATCTTTGCAAATGGTAACGTAGTAATAAATAAGACTACGGATTCTGGGCAAAAACTTCAAGTAAGCGGTAATTTATTTATAAGAGGAACAGATTCACTCGTTGCAACGAGAATATTTGAAGTGCAAAACGGAGCAGGTGAATCAATTATGGACTTTAGAAATAGTACATACGCATTCTTTGGTTGTGGTCAAGGTGGTGGTTCGGCCTCAGGATTTATCTTCCCTTATAACAATACAACCTACACTCAGTTTTGCGGTTACAATTATGGTAACGGTACATCGCCTTCATACAAGCCTATTTTATTGGATACAGATGTTGCTGGTCGTGGTCAAGGTATATTTATTAACTTTGGAGTAACTACAAACACCCCTCCCAATAGTGATACAGAATTTGGTGTAAGAGGAAGAACTTCTAATAGCACTAGTTTTATTTTAAGACATAGAGACTCAAACAATAACGATAAACTTACTCTGCGTGCAGATGGTCTTTTAACCACGACTGGAAGTATGACTGCAAGTGGAGCATTGGGTCGTGGTGTGCACTTTAACAATACCATTGTAGCAGCAGCAAACAACGATGTATTGGTTGCTGTGGATATTCAACCTACATTTACTCTTGGTGCATTTACAGGGGTTGATTCAGTAGCATTACGTTTACAGAACGGAGTGTTGCGTGTAGCAGGTTTGGCTGCTGATCCCGGTGTCGCAAACTCAGCTAACGGAGACATTTATTATAATACAGCAACGAACAAGTTTAGAGGATTTGAAAACGGTGCTTGGGCGAATCTAATTTAATTTATAACTTTGTTAGTATGATACGGATACAAGATGTAAATGTTCCAACAAGAGGCGTAGCAAAGTATTTTAATTTGACACTTTTGAATCTACCTCTTCCCGGAACAACTCCTACTTTTTATTGGTCAATTTATTCAGAGGTAGTAATTCCTGCAGCTGAATCAGACGAGCAACCAACAAAAAAGTTAGGTACAATTTTACTAGAAGGAAATTTAGAAATGACAGAAACTGAATACGCTCAGTGGGGAACAGATGATAATTACCCAATTGACTGGGCTTTAAATCAATTAAATTTTACTAAAATATGAAAATAAATATGAATGTGCCCATCCTTGGATTGGATGGAGTTGAATTACCAGACGCAAACATGGGTAAATTGGTTGCTCAAATGTTAGTTAACGGTTCTAAAGGAGATGCTTTGAAGTATTTCCATTGGGCTCAGAAACTTCACAAGGGAGAACCTTTGGAGCTAGATCCTTCGGACTCAGAGACTTTGAAGAATTTTATCAAAGACAATGACCAATTAACCATACTGGTTAAGGCACAGGCATTAGCTTGTTTTTAAATAGATTTTATATTTAATTTGTTATAAATTAAAACCATGCCAGTAGAAGTATTTTCCCGGTCATTAGATTTCCAAGGTGGATTAACCGGATGTCGAGTTATAAGTAACACAAGTGCCAATGTTGATAACATTCAGGCGTTTGTTGTTAACGCAGACGCAGTGGTTGCACAGGTATTAAACCCAGCAGGTGTTGACGTAACGTCAGCCATGGGCTTAAGTGGTGTTACATTGAAGACCGGGATGCTTATTTCAGCACCATACGGATCATATTTTTCATCAATCACGCTTACCAGCGGTAGTGTAGTTGCATATTTTTACTTTAAGTAAGTGATTAGATTTGGTGTAAATATTGCTAACCGTGCTTTAGGTTCTCCTCTTTTTTTAGATGAAGTTCCTGATGCAGCATCTGCTTATTCATTACAGAAATTAAACAATAATTACACAGGTTCTGCTATTCGTGTTCGTAGGTCAAGTGACAACACAGAACAGGATATTGGCTTTACTGCTTCAGGTGCATTAAATACTTCTGCGTTAACTTCATTTGTAGGCTCTAACAATGGTTTTGTAACAAAGTGGTATGACCAATCTGGTTTTTCACAGGACCTTTCACAGACAACTGGTACCAATCAACCACAGATTGTTTCTAGTGGTTCTGTAATAACTAGAAATAGTAAACCGACAATATTATTTGATGGTACCAATGATTCCATGTCAACAGCAGGAGCATTACCTATTGACAATGGTCCAATTACAATGATAGCAGTAGCATATTCGACAGCAACTTCTACTTTTAATTACATTAGTGGTGGTGCAGACTTTGCTACAGCTAATGGTTTTCAATATGCACTTGGTTTAATACCCGGTAAGTTTTTGTTTGAATTAAAATCCGCTCCCTCAGCTAGTGACATACAAGTTAATAAATCACTAAACCATTTTCTTTTAGTTGGTATTGTACAAGGGTCAACTCAGTATTTTTATATCAATGGTGCATCCAATTCTAAAACAATAGGATTACCTTATGGTCCAAGTAGTCTTCCCTTTACTATTGGTGCTCCAACTCCAGCTACAGGTTCTTTTTTCAGCGGTGAAGTATCAGAAGTTATAACTTACGGAAGTAGTAAATTATCTAATATTTCATTGATTAATAGCAATATAAATTCTCGTTATGGCATTTATTAGTGGATATAAATACACATCTGAAAAAGATGCAGTTGCTGCTCGTAAAGCGTGTAATACTTACTATGGCATTCCAAAATCGCCTGAAGATGTTACACAAAATTGGACTGATTACTATTTAGCAAAATTAAATAGTCCTCAGTTTTGGTATATACCTTTTGATGATTCTTTGGTTGCTGTACTCGGTGAGCCAGCAGAGTTTGAAGTTATTCAACCAACCCCTATTCAATAATGAAAAAGTTCATGATAGATATGTTTTCTTCCTCTGAGGGAGTATCACATAAAAGAGTTCTTGGTGCAATTGGCTTTATCTCCTTAGTTGTCGCTATGTTTACCAGCGACAATGAGCGAGTTGTAGAAGCTGTTGAGTTCTGTACAATTGCTTATGGACTAGGTTCTGTGGCAGAAAAATTCTCAAGTCGATATGGCAGTAAAGAAGGACAGTCGGCTGAGTAGGGCAGGGGTCTCAGGTTATAATAAACCTAAGGCTACACCCGGACATCCTACCAAGAGTCACATTGTTGTGGCTAAGCAAGGAGACCAAGTGAAGACCATTCGCTTTGGTCAACAAGGCGTTAAAACAAATCAAACAGTAGGACAACGTGAAGCATTCAAATCTCGCCATGCTAAGAACATAGGCAAGGGAAAAATGAGTGCTGCATATTGGGCTGACAAAGTAAAGTGGAGTCCGAGTAAGACTGCATCTCCAAGTAAAAAATGGAAGAAAGGATCATAACATGAAAAAGACTATAAAAAAATCCAACGGCAAAACTATCAGCGTACCTAAGGGTATGAAGATTGAGGTCGAAAAAGAAGACAGTGCTGCCTATAAGAAAAAAGAAAAGGCAGAAAAAGCAGCTAAGATGAAGAAGAAATAAAATGAACAAGCCATTTCAAATAGATGAAAACAGCAAGTGGCAGTTCAGCACACAAATGCTTGTAGCAATTGTAGGTGGAATTATGTCATTGGCTGGGGTTTACTACACCCTGAAACAGGATATTGAGGAAGCTAAGCAACTTCCAAAGCCTCCAGTTTCAGAAGTAGAGTTTAAATTGAAAGATGAGTTGATTCGTGAGGCAATTTTGAACACTCAAAAAGATGTATCTGACATCAAAGAAAGTGTTAAGAAGTTAGAAGAACGAGTTTACGATCAAAAGTAATGAAAGCTACAATTTTAATTGCTGGCAAAGTACTTATTGCTGCAGTTGCAGGCTGGGGTTTTGGAGTATTGGTTTCTCAGCCATTTAAAAAAGAAAGTAATCATGCTGAAAAACACTCAAAGGCACAGGTAAAAACATACAAGTTAGTACAGCAGAATGCCGAGTGGAATAAACAAAACACAGTAAAAGGTTTAGATAAGATACCCAACTGTAGTTATGTTTATCAGGACATAACAAACAACCCAAATGTTAGATGTAAGTTACCTTGCATTACATTGTTCAAAGGAAATACTTTTGTGTTTAAGTGGGAAGGTAACATCATGATGAAGAATGATGTAACCACTGCTAAAATACAGGAACAGATTTCCATTTACGAAGGCAAATAACATGTACGATAAAAAATCCTCAGACGCAGTTTCCAAGTATCTTCAAGAGAAGATGTCTGAAAACGGACCAAAGTCAGCATCTTCACGTCCTCCAAAACGTGACAGTCAGGGGGTGATTATCTCCAAGCGTAAACAGGCTGCTCGTGAAATGAGAAAAACCTCTCGTCAAAATGCTGACGGTGGAGAAAGTACTCATGTGATGGAATGGGGAGAAGGCTCTGGAAAATACAAGTACCAAGTTAACCCCACTATTTTCCCAGAAAAAGATGGTTCTTGGAAAGATTTAGGTGGTCAAGGTAATACAGCTTACAATGAAGCTATGAAACGAGGCGAAGTCATAGGTTTTAAGAGCAAGCGAAGAGCAGAGAAATTTGCAGCAGGCTCTTGGAAAAAAGGCCCAGCTCGAAGAGAAGCAATGAAAAACTATCGCAAGGCAAAAAAAGAAGAACGTAAAAATAAAAACAATGGCTAAGAAATTAAGTGTTCCTAGAAAGTCTCCGATGGAGAGACAATGGGAAATTGAAGATGCTGTTCGTACTCTTCAAAGAGCAGAAACTATCCGTGGTGATAAAAAGCTAATGGGTGAGGTAAAAAAATCCATGAGTAAGTTGCAAAGCATTGTCATGGGTCCTGAGGCAGGAATGTCAAAGGCGAAGCCCAAACCTAAACCTAAACCAAAAATGAAATAATGGCTAAGGTAAAAACTACTACGTCCAGTTCATGGAAAGCTAAACCTAAGGTTTCTAGACCCGGGGTTCACGCTAAAACAAAAACAAGCAAAACCAAAACCTCTAAAAACTACAAAAAAGCATACAGAGGTCAAGGTAAATAATTATATTTGTTATATGAAAAAACCAAAAAAACCAACAGATAAGTTTCAGAACTTAAAAGGCAAAGGACTTGAAACTAAAAGCAATGAGATGTATGCTCCAGAACCAATAGAAACATCTAAAACAAAATTTAAAGCTCCTGCAGCAAAGCGTATTGAAAAGAAAACTGAAAAGAAAGTTGGCAGAATTACAAATAGACTTGATAAAGCTACTTCGAGAGTTAGCTCAAGAGCAAAAAAGTTAGCTGCAAAATCTGAGGTGGTTTCAGCAAGAGGCAATGAAAAAAAAGCTAGCGTGTTAAGTGCTAGGTCAAAAATGAAAGAGGTAAAGGCTGGCGAAATTCAAAAGCGTAAGTCTGCTCGTGTAGCTAATGTAAAAAACGCAGGGGCAACAGCTGCAAAGACTGCTCAAAAAAACTTTGAAGATAAAGCAACCCTAAAAGCAGCTAGAAAGTCTGGAAAGTTTACTCCTAAAACGCTTGAAATGAGAAGAGCAAATAGAGCAGGCGTAGCAGAAAAGGCATACGCAGCCACGTTGGGAGCAGCAATGGCAGCAACAGGGGTTGCTCAGGCTGTTAAAGCTGTTAAAAAGAAAAAATAATTATATTTGAATATGATACTTGGAAAAAAAGTTGGCAATAAGATGATGTCTAAAGCCAGCAAGATGAAAGAAACCATGCCCAAAGGAACGGAAAAGTCTATGGTTAGACGTGCTGTTGGCGGTGTGATTGGCAAAGCAATTGGCAAACTAGCTGATAAACCAATGCCTGAAAAGATAAAAAAAGTTTCAGAAACTCGTAAAGCTGTTGCAAATGTAACTCGTAAACCTGTTGGAGGTGTAGTTGGCAAAGCTGTCAGCAAAAAATCCCCAATGGGAAAATATACTAAGTAATGAGCACAGCCAAAAAGACCAATCCCCGGAAATGGAAAGCCATTGTTGCCAGTGTAAAAGCTGGTAGTAAAGGCGGTGATCCCGGGGAGTGGTCGGCTCGTAAAGCTCAGATTGCTACACAACGCTACAAAAAATCAGGGGGCAGTTATGTAGGCCCCAAGAGTTCAGACAACTCTCTTAAAAAGTGGTCAGATCAAAAATGGAGAACGTCTGATGGCTCTCCTTCAAAAGGTAAGAAAAGATACTTACCAGACTCTGCATGGAAATCATTATCGCCCGGAGAAAAAGCAGCAACGAATAAAGCAAAAGCACAAGGTAACGCAAAAGGAAAACAGTTTGTGGCTCAACCAAAGAGTATTGCTAAGAAGGTTGCTAAGTTTCGGAAGTAGTGGAGGCTCTATTATTCCTAGCTTTTTATTTCTTTTGGATATTTGGTTTGTGGATAATTATAGAGTGGCTTGTTAAAAAGCGTAAGAAATAAATACTATTTTCGAGATCATGATAGAAATCTCAATAACACCGGAACAAGCTGAAGGATTACAACGACACGTAGCTATTCACATGGACAACTGCTTTGAATCTCTTGAACAAGATGACAGCGACTCATTTGTAGACGAAGAGGGAAATTTATTTGAACCGTATGGGGCATTCTGCGGTTGCGACACCTGTCAAACAAGAGAACAACTAATGGCAACTTTTCACTACTTGAGAAAAAACAACATTGTCGATATATTTGTAGATGAAAATGAGTAAATTAAGATTGTCCGCAATCCTTTTATTAACATTAATTTTAGGGTTCATTTTAATGGCGATGCTTGCAGGCTGTTCTGCTGAAGCACGCTACAAGCGTTTGGTTAAGAAGCATCCGCATCTGGTAGAGATTGATACAGTTATCGTTCACGATACTATCATCAAAGAAATTAAAGTTCGGGTTCCAGAATACAGAGACTCTTTTATATTCAAACATGACACCACTTACGAAACCAAAGAGGTAATTGTTTACAAGAAAGGCGATAAGATTTACCTCAGGGTAAAACCAAAAGAAATTATAGTGAGGGATACAGTTCCATTTGAAGTAAAAGTTCCCGGTAAAGTTGTAACAATTGAAAAAATAAAATGGAATATATGTTGGATTATTTTGGTAGTGGGTTTGACGGCAGGGCTACTGATCAGGAAAAGATGACCGACAAAGTAAATCACCCGAGTCACTACACTCAGGGTAAAGTTGAATGCATAGATGCTATCGAGGCAGCAACCGTCCATAAAAATGGACTAGATGCTGTTTGCACTGCAAATATTATTAAGTATATTTGGAGGTGCGAATACAAGAATGGCTTAGAGGATTTGAAAAAAGCACGCTGGTACCTCGAAAAAATGATTCAACACAATGAGCAAAAAGGAACTTGAGTTAGCGTTTAAGAAACTCGAAGAGTTAATTTCTTGGCATGAATATTATGCCAGTCAAAATAATCCGATTGAAGCAAATAAGGTTCAGAAGGAAATAGAACAACAGAAGCGAATCCTAAAAGATTTGAAACATGGAGAAACTCAAGAAGTTCCTAAAAGATGAAAACATTTCTGAAAGCGAAGCTATCGAAAGACTGCAAGCTCAGATGTTTGACCCTGCAAAAGACTTTTATGCTACGTTAGTTTCTGCTTCTAAGCAGTTAATGGATGGTGTAAAATCAAAAACCATCGACCTAGATGACCCTTATTTCAAAGCATTATTCCAGTTACTTCAAGCTGGAGATAAAATCAACAAGAGTTTAAAGCTCGCCTTGTTGGAAGCGTATCCTGTAACCAGCACAGCTACTGCAGACGAAGAAGATGATGATACTCCTTTGGCAGATAGGATGACACCTCCCAAGAAGAAGTAAGTATGGAAATAGTAAAATCAAAACCACAAGCTTCCAAGTTTGTATATGACAAATGGTGGAGCAAATACGGTCTGTCCGAAAACGCCACGCCTAAAGAAAAAAATTTATGGTGGGGTAAAGAACGTGACCATTGGATTGAAGGTCGATTTGGTTTATCTCCTGCTCACTACTTCATGCTTACACAAGCTACGATCAAGACAGCAAGCGGTCTACGTATCCGTCCTGTATGGAGAGACTTGGATGAACTGATCTACGGATCATATCAAGAAGCAAGAAATACTTTCTGGGATCTGATGGTTACCAAACGTCGAGAAGCAGGTTTGTCTTTGACATTTGGTGGGGTGATTCCAATCTGGATTGCATTTACAAATCCCGGTTCTACTTCACTATTGACCTCAGCAGATAAAACTCGTCTAGAAGAAATGTACAAGGACAAACTCCGTGTTGTCTTTGACGGCATTGATGCTTACTATCGTCCGGGTATTATCTCAACAAGACAGACTGGTTACTTGCACATGGGTCGTTTGGATAAAGCGACTGGGGAAATCAGCGGTCTAGATTCCAAGATTGTTACACGTGATACAGTTGAACAACCAACTTCTCTGGAAGCATTCCGTGCAATGCATGTATTCCTAGATGAGTTCTTCTTGCACCCATACGCTGACAAGGTTTATCGTTCAGCTCAAGCATCTACCAAAGATGGTTTTATCAAGGTTGCCCCTATTGTCATGGGAGGAAGTGCAGGTGAATCTTCTGTTGAAGGTCAGAAGAAAGGTGCGGAGTTATGGAAGAACGCTGATGTAATCAAGATGCTGACCGTGTTTCTACCCGGTTGGATGGGGATTCAGAAAGCACCAGAACTAGATGAACGAGGTAGAGAAACTGGAAAGGTGTTAAACTTCTGTCCCAATGGTCACAGTGATGAAGTAGCTGCGACTGAGTGGATCATGAAGACCAGAGACAACTTAGATAAGTTAGAAGACAAACGTTATCTGGAGTCATTCATTAAACAGTATCCCCTTACAATTCAGGAAGTATTTACTTCCAATGCAAAGGGATCGCTTCCTCAGGACGTAATGAGTAAACTCACCGAGCGAGAAAGAATCTTGATGGCAAATCCTGCACCAATTGAACGATGTGATTTAGTTAGAGGGTTAGACGGTAAGATTGAAGTGCGTCCAAGTAAGAACGGAAAGATTCTAATGCTGGAGCGTTTTAACCCTGACCATAAGTACATAGCAGGAATGGACCCGATTCCATTTGTGTCTAGTAAACTGAACGATGGTTCAGATAATTGCACGTCAATCAAAGATTTAGAAACTGATCGCTACGTTGCAATCTATAAAGAGAGAGCACTTGACCCAGATATTATCATGCACAATACAATCCTATTGCAGGATTACTACGGTAAAGCAAAGGTCAATGTCGAAGTAAACCGAGGCGGTGTAATCCTCGATCAATACAAGCAACACAATCGTCAAGATTTATTGGCTTATAGACCAACTCTGTTGGGTAAAGCATTCAACGCAGGAGACCGTACATATGGATGGTACAAAAGCGATGCAACTGGTGAGAGAGGTAATGCTTACATTATAGATTACCTGAGAAAATTCTGGAATGAAATATATTTCCTTGAGATTATTGAAGAGGCAAAGAACTACCTAGTAGACAACACCGATATCTTGGACTCCATGGTTTCGTGCGAAATTCAGCACAAACAAATTCTGGAGAAGAATAAAAGGGATCGTGGGCCAGAGTTAGTGGCCAAGAAGATCCCTGTAATTCAAATGATAAATGGCAGAGCTACAAAGGTATGGGTTGAAGTCAGACTTGAGAAATAATTTTTAGAGCTTCTTCTCTGAAATTCTTGTACACTGAAGCATACAATCGGTTGGTATCTAAGTAATCTTCGTGAGTTTTACATGCGTGCAAAATTGTACTGTGGTCTTTCATAAACCACATTGCTACTTTTGTACTGGTGTATTTAGAATCTCTATGTAAAAAGTAAATCACAGATCGCTGTGCTTCCAGAGTATCTCGAGTTCTTCTGTTACTGCAAAATTGTTCTAGCTGAATATCATATTTGTCACATGCTAAAATAATAACTTGTTGTATAGAAGCAGGGATCTTATGAAAAACAATTTTTGCAACTGGTCTGTAAGGCTTTTCCGGTTTCTTAGGTACAATTGATTTATTCTTATATTGGCGATATGCATCTAGTTTATGAATCTTTCGTATCAGCTTGTGTTTTACAAGTGTATCGATATTTGCAATCTTTACGATTGTATCCAGTAATTCGTGGGTGTAATCATGCAGTGTCATTAGAATAATTTTAATTGTTTAGGTTCAACGGTGTCAATAATCTTTTGACATTCAGTTACAAAGAACTCATAATTGATATTGTAATCTTCAAAGTTTTCCAGTTCGTAGAAGCGATTAAACTTCATAGTTTTCTGGTTGGCTAGAAGATTATGAATTCTTCCGTCAACGTTTACTTTAAGCGATGTACCTCCACCTTTTGAGACTGGAAAATAGCGAAGCATTTTGCCGTGATTCTCTTGAATAACTTTACCTTTTTCCGAGTAGTTGAATACCGCTGACCACCCTTTATACGCTTTATATCTGCCACAAAAATCATATATGTGTTTGTTACTTTTTACCGTTTGTTCAATTGGAATATCGTTTACATAATAAGCTTCTAAAGCTTTTGGAATTATCAAAAATGAATTGTCCTTATGTAATTGCTTTTCAGTTTCAAAGATACCTTTCTTTTTGACTTTACCATCCATGCTGACAGCCAAATAGTTGTTCACATCACGGATCACCATCTTAGAATATTCCACAGATTCAAGAATTAATTTAGTTTCTTCAGACCACTTCTCATTAATTCGATTGACAATCTCAATCTTATCTCTAGGAATTCTGACAGTCACACCATCTGTATTGATCTGAAGCATTTCTAATCCGGGAACATTGTCCACATACTGCTCAGCCAACATTGAAAGAAGCAACTGACCATTCAAGGTAATTGAATAGAAGTAATATCGATCGTAGAAAGCTGAGGTCACCTCACCTGTTTTACCAAACACTCCGTTCAAAGCAAGTTTCAACCCTGCATCTTCAGTTTTGTTCTTGGCTTTCTGAGCTTCCACACGTTTATCAAAAAGAGATTTGTAGGTTTCAACAAACGCTTTCTGAGGAATGTGCTTGGGGTGCAGCTCATTCTGAATAGCCAAGTTAGGATAGTAACTCTTTACATCAAAGTCAACTATCACAGACTTCTCATCACTAGTGTAAATACCAGACTCAATGCAACCATGGATTCCTCCAACTCCATAGTCATACTGAAAGCCTTTGTATTTGACTGTGTAAGATAGCTTTTGTTTATCGGAGATAACAGTCCATTTTACTTTCTTAAGTAATTCTTGAAAGGCTTCACTTTGAAATTTGACATAAGGCAAAATACATTTGTTTAGGTCAATGGTTTTATCAAATTGAACTGCATCTCGAAGTTCCTTCTTGGACAGTCCAAATTCCTTACGAATTGCTTTAAGAAAAATTTCCTCGCCAATACTGATGTCCGGCATGTTCAACATGAACTTTTTATTCAGTTTTCCAAGTTCCTTACGGAAGGTCAATTGTTCCTTACAGAGTTCAAAGAATGCTTTTGTACTCAAAACATCATTCATATTGTACTCAAGAATCTCAGGAATCATTTCCTTGGTCACTGTAGTTTTGTGATGATAGGGCATGTCTTGAACCACCGGCCAGAAAATACTACACTGTAGTGCTTTCAACGATGTCAATTTACTCTTATTGTTAAAATGATTCATCAAGAATAAATCAATCTCAGTTTCACCACGGTAATACTCACGCTGTTCCTCACGCATCATGTTCTGCACTTTATTGTATAAGTGAATCAGACTGGTGTTTATTGGAAACGTTTTCATTTTGCGGTAGTTATCTGTGATTAAATCACAAACCACCCTATCAAAATGAACGTTGTTGTAACCAATTCGATATCTACGCACCATTAGGTATTCGTAAAGTTTGTCTAACTCATTTCGACTTTCATGAAGAACAAACACATTTGTTTCTAATGTTTGAACATCAATGTCGGTGTAGCTAAAGAAGTTTGGAAAAATTTCTACGTCATAAACAACGGTGTTCATTTGAATTTTATGATAATGTCGTTGTACATAGTGTTAGTTTTCTCATCGTAGAATAGATCATAGTTACCACCATAGGATCTCCAGCCCACACTCTTGATAATTACTGGCTTAGCATGCAAGTAAACTAAGATGTAATCATCAAAGAATTTAATTTCATAGATGCGTGTACGTTTGAGTAAAGCAACCATCCCACGCATAGCACTGGGTGATAAATTCACATGGTCAATTTCATAGTGCTGGCCAATCAGGGAGTTGAGTTGTCGGATTAAAGATATCGGTTTGATCATAATTATGTAGTTCGTTTTCAAAATCTTGACTTTGTTCTTTGTATCTTCCGGTTATTGGGTCAAAGTCAAATGTTACATACCCCAGTTTTCCCATGAAGTAGTGCTTTACTTTCTGAACGTAGACATCTACAAGTCCAGAATCATAGTCACGGTGCACTACAAAACCGTTATCGGTTACGTTAAAGAAGTGATGCGATCCACTGATGTCATACAGTCTTGGCACCTCATACTGGTTGCTGTTTTTATTCTTGAGCATCTTCTTAGGGTGAGCAACAAGTAAAACCATAACCTTATGGGTTAACGCAAACTTCTTCATCTTTACTAGCATCCTACCAATCTTCTCGTTCATGATATCATTTTGATTATCGTGTTCGATATAATTAAAAGGATCGAGTACAATGCCATCTACTCCCTTTTGTCGAATCAAAGATTTAGCTATTCGCAACAGGTTATCAATCTTGAAATCATCCAAGTTCGCAGTATCATAGAAAGAAAAGTGGTCATTTATATACATGAGAGCACGTTCATATAAAGCTTTTGGCATTTTTCTATGCATGTTTCCTGCGACAGCTTGACCAGTTATCTGTTCAACCATTCGAATACTTTTAAGTACGTTGTCGTTTTCAGGTGAGAACATTGCAAACTTCCAATGCTTTCTCAAAGCTAGTCGCAAACAAACTTGATCTACGAATGTAGATTTCCCAGAGCCGGGGACTCCGCTTACAACTACGAACTGACCACGCTTCCAAGTCAAGAGCTCATCGAATTCAGGATACCCTATGGTATCACCCACCGGATACCCATTCTCATAGATATCCATCAGCTCAGCTTTGAAATCATCGACAGTAGATATCTCAGGAATCGGAAGTGGCTTAGCTTGGTCAAACAAATCAATCAGAGATTGCTTGCCCTTTGCTTTTAGATAATCGTTGGCATCCTTGTACTCCGTAAACTCAATTACAAAAACATTCTCAGGCTCAAACCGCCTTGACAAATCTTCTCTGAGTTTCTTTCCGGGAGCATCGCCATCAGTTGCTAAGAATATTCTCTTGCCTTCAAAATAGTTATAGCTGTTGTCAAGCCATTCAAGGTTGTTGTTACCTGTACCAGCACCGGCAGGACAACTCACAGCAAAAGGATAACCTGCCACTGCCCAACACATAGTCTCTTCTTCTCCCTCACAGATAATAATCGTGTCGCTGTTCTTAATGGCATTCAAGTTGTACGGAATCTTCTTAGCTCCGCTAACCATCTTGAACTGCTTGTCTCTCGTTTTATACTTGACATTGATGAGAACATCACCATCCCAATAGTTAAAGTTAATGGTCTTGTGTTGCTTACCATCAGGCATTTTCTCAATGCTTTGAGTCACCCTAAACTGATTGACTGTTTCGTAATCAATCCCTCGGTCAGTAAAGTACGCATAAACTTGAGTATCCAAGGCATCTCCAGCTCGTTCGGGGCGATTGTATTTTTGTTCTACCACTGTTCCCTTCCATTGACAGTGATGACACTTATACAATCCCTCATCTAAGTTAACTGATAGACATGGGTCGTTGGACTTTTTCCGTTGATGAGCACATCTAGGACATGCTGTCTTAATGATACCAGAGAACTTGCCTCTGGTATCAATTCCGAGTCTTTGAAAATCTGCAATGTAACTCATACGATGATCCTTTTCTTTTGAGGTTCATTGCCTCCACGAGGTAGTTCTATACACCATCTACTGGCTGCTGATTTCCAGTTCTTCATTTTGTTCTTGCCGACCATCCATCCTTTGGATTCATAGAAGTGCCAGAACTCAGCTGAGTGTCGTTCAGCATTGATTACCTGCAAACTTTCCATGTGGGCTTTCACATCAGAGATTGCCGGTACCTCAAACCTTTTGCTTTTAGGTTGGGGTTCAGGTGCACCTGCGTACACACCACACATAGCATCACGTATGCGTTGCTTCTTTTCTTCTGGGAGGTTTACTTCTAGTAATATGTCCGCAATTGTTAATAATAATTGTTCTGAGTCCGTCATTTGTTACTTCCTTGTAAAATTTTATCACGCATCCATTTTGCACCATCCAAATAACCTAAATCATACATTGTTTTTGGTTCATATCCATTTTCTATCTCCTCATCACTTGGTAGTTCAATTGGTATTAAAAATTTTAAATAGTGTTCAAAAAAAACTGGTTCATAGTTTTCATCATCTATTGACATTCCTTGCCTAAAACCTTCATTCCATGTTTTTCTTAACTGTTCTTCTGTGTATAGTTTCATAGTTTGGATAATTTGAATTGCATGTTTTTTTGCTTGGTTGTAATGTAATTAAGTGGGCTGTCGACTAAATCTAAGACAGAGTCTTTGAGAGTATCTTGACTTGAGTCTTCTATGATCCCTACGAATTTAAGTTGCTCCATGATTTCCGGCCACGAAAGGTTACGCACATATTCTAGTACGTCCAGTTTATTTTTCAAAGTCACTCGGTCGGAAGCGTAGAGAAACTGGTGCTCGCTCATATGAGAAAGCACCCAGTCATAACTTAATTCAAAGACAAAACCACTAGCTGTATAAATTCTAATTGTTTCGTTAGTCATATTACTTTAACATAAACTCATAAGCTTTCAAAGAACCGCTCATGTTAAACTTAAAGATGTCGCTGGTGCAACGAGTTTCATTAATCCTTGCAATAAAACTTGTTGCTCTTTGAAAGTCATTTAGAAAAGCTCGTCTGTCAACATCGCTTAAATCATTTAGGATGAACACAGTTGTGTTGTCACTGCTTTTAGTTGCGTAGAAACTATAACGCTGGGGCTCAGAATTCACCATCAACGCAATATCTACAGTTGGGTAATCATCACAGAAATAAGAACCGGTAATGTACAAGGCGATGCCTTCTTCAGTCTTCTCAAGTTTGAGAACGCCTTTGTTGTCAGAGCTCATGCTGTAAGCAATTTTGTACGGAACATCAAGTCCATTGTCAACAGTTTTGTAAACCCATTGGGCATAACTTAGGTTAGCCACTAAAGTGACTGCGATTAATAATAGTTTTTTCATTGATTTGTATTTTGTTCAGTTTGGTTTTTAATTTTTTCTAGTTCAGCTAAAGCTGTTGGTTCATCGGGAAACAGTCCAACTGCTTCTCCGTTAATGTAAAGACGGTAGTACCACACATTGTTAACACAAGCTCGTGTCACTAGGTAGTAGTGTACTTTAGAGATGTCGCTCATAGATATTATTATTTAGGATTTTATCGATTGTTGTATGGTAAAACTTTTTACCTTTCTTGGTTTGATACCCCGAGTCATTGCACATCGTAGCGATTGTAGAGTAAGAGAAATTCGATTTCCAGAGAAATATCTTTCTGACAATGTTCATCTCTTCCTCATTTACCACTAGCTTACCATCTCTTTTATCAAACCCCATAGGGGTTGGACCACAATAAATCTTTTGTTCTTTCTTGAGATACTTCATTACTGACTGAATCAGTTCACCTCGCTGGTTACTTTCAAACTCAGCAAAAGCGGCCATCATTTGAAGCATAAGCTTCCCATGAGAGGTTGTTGTATCTATTTGAAAGTCCAATGTGTAAAACGCTACGCCTTTATTTTCAAGATACGATATCCACTTTAGTGTATCCTTTACGTTTCTACCGAAACGAGATAGGCTGTAAACGATAACTACATCGGTCTCATGTTTGTCGACCATCTTAATCATCTTCATGAAGTCAGGACGATTCTCGAACTTACGACCGGAGACCCCGGGGTCAGAGAATGAACCTACAATATTGTAGTTATGTAGTTCACAGAACTTTTTGATTCTATCGTCTTGGTTTTCTAGTGATGAACCATCTTCTACTTGATTGTCATGCGATACTCGTGTGTAATAAACTGCTCTTTTCATTAGTCTTTTATCCGTTTAAAAATTTCCCTGAGAATTATGTGAATGAATGTTGTCTTTGAAATCTTAGTAGCCTCTGAGTATTTACGCAAGGCTTCAAAGTTTCGTTCTGAGATTTGTACTGGTAGCGTGACTTTGGTCTCAAACTCCTTCGTAGCTCGAGCCAAACGAATCCGATTCTTATTGAGATAAGAATGAACGATGTCGTCTAACAAAACCGAAGGAGTTTTGAAACCATTCTCATCGGCTACCTTTTTTAGTTTCCGATATTGATCTTGACTTAGGTCAACGTTTACCACAGTAACGTTTTTCTTTTTGATACGCAGTTCCATTACAAGCAGATTGAATAGATGATGTAAAGAATGATCCAGTATACAAAGTATCCACACCACTGCTTCAACTCTGCTTTGTAATACTCACGAAGTTTTTCGTCAGTTTTCCAATTCCGTATAATCAACTTTAGGTTGGTAAGCATATCTAATTTGAATTCCGTGGGTAAGATTACCATGCCAGACCAAAGGTCCAGTGGCTAAATTAAATCTATAGACTTCTATTATCATAGAGGTTGCTTGTAAATACTTTGTGAATGAATGCCGGCAACATAAACGCAGATTTCGTTATAGTCTTCACAATAGTGAACATCAAACTCATGGATGTTACCATCAGCACTCATGGCTCTGATTGTAGTCCACCAGTCACTCTCCTCCGGAGTTATGTTCAGTATCACCAAAGAATCGTTGTAGTTAAAAACTAGTTCGTAACTGCTTTTCTTTTTCTTGTTGATCTCTTCAACATACTTGTTGAACTTAGAACGTCTAAATCTAAAGAAGTTTTCATGCTGTGGAAACTCGTTAGCAAACAGCCTTGCAAACAAAGGAGCAAAGTTGTTGTTGATTTTGAACTCGCCATCGCCACGTTCAGCACGTTTCCAGCGAATGATTTCAAAGATGCCGTTGGCACCATAGGTTTTGAACCCCATTCTCATGGCATCAAAAGCTACCGCTTTAAATGCATCGTACAAATGAGGGTTGGTCTTGTGGTATTCTAAGAACTCCTTGTTCTCGATACCATCGAACAGGTCAAGTTGTAAATTGTTATTGGTCATGATATTTTGTTTATTGTTGCTCATATTTTTGTTTTAAGTAGTTTAAATAAATAGATTTAATAAAATCACCATCAATAAAATCTTTTTCTAACTCTTCATCAATAGATTTTGCAATGTAATCTATTAGTTTTTTGGCTTCAAAATTTGCAAATTCAACAGAAATTTTTCTTACTTCAGTAATGTGTACTAATCCGTAGTCATCAAACTTATTAATAAGTTGTTCTAATTTATCTGACGATGTAATACTTGGTTTATTGTTGCTCATTGTTGTTTCTTTTGTTTTTAATAAAACTGATTGTTGAAAACATACCCCAAAAGAAAGATGTTATAACCCATTTGTATGGTTCAATTGGAGTGTTAAATTTGAATTGGCTTGATGTATACAATCCAATTGTAAATGCTGCTATATATGATAGCAATAATGTTAAATTTTTATTCATTTGTTACCTCCGTATGTTTCGTTGTAGTATTGTTCTGATTCTTTAATTCTATTTTCAGGATTAAAATAATCTACACTATTGTTTTCTCCTTGTTCAAAGGCGTTAATAATCTGCTCCCTCTCCATTTCTTTGGCTTGATAAAATAAAGGTACAAATTCATCGATTTGTTCAAAAGATAATTTTAATGATATTTTATCCCAAAATTCTTGTAATGCTGTTTGATTTATTTCATTATTTGTCATTTGTTACCTCCTTGTACAATTTCAATTAACCTTCTAAGACAAGCAAGTTCTGCTTCTTCGTAGGTATCATAATAACCAAATATATTATCGTTTACAAAATAAATAAAACTACTTCTGTCACTTGATTTTTGAATACACCCTAATCTACCATACTTCTCTCTAAACCATCTAAATGCTTGTGAGAATGTTGGGGCTAATATATAGTCTGGCTCATCCCCAAGAAAATCAACTGTTGATATTTGAACATCCACTTTTTTACAATCTTCTTGCTCGGTATACCAATACCCAAAACAAGGCTCATCAAACCCAAGTTCTTTTAGTGCTAATGCTTCTTGGTAGAGTACAAATTCTTTGTCCAAACTACTTTGTTTATTGTTGCTCATATTTTTGTTTTAAGTAGTTTAAATAAATAGATTTAATAAAATCACCATCAATAAAATCTTTTTCTAACTCTTCATCAATAGA